AAAATTATTCACCCAAAAACAAAACGGCGGGATTCTTTAAACCCCGCCGCCTGATAGTACTAAATCTCGATTTTTTTACGACTTTACGATGATGTCTTCCAGCGTCGGAGACGTCGCGCCGCTTTTCCACACCTTCTTCCGAACGAGCTCCGGAAGAGGATCCGGCCACGTAGTTTTCACTGACTTTCCAGCGGTCACGTTGCCGGATCGGTCAATCACCGGATCGGCCACCGAGATAAACAGCGGCTTCACTGGAATGGCATCGATCGGCCGGCTGGCGTCGACGTTTTCCTGCGCGTTGGCCAGTGCATCCAAATACAGATCTTCGGCGCTGCTGTTGGTGATGTCTGCGTTCAATTGCAGGTCTTCTGTCGCGGCCGCCGCGCTGTAAGCCTCGCTCTGCGCAGGCGTGACCGTGATCTTTCCGGCTCCCTTTTGGAACCAGCTTAAACTACCGTCTGGGGATCGTCGGACCATATTGTCTCCTCTGGTACAGTATCCACGATGCGGACGGATAATGCAAACTATTCCACACCCTTCTGGAAATCGATTGAGCAATCGCAATTATGGGTTATAATGGAGTTGGCGAAATAGATGCCATCCTTCGTTTCGAGGTTGTAAACATGCCCAGAAAAGCTCCTGACTTCAATGCTCGTGATCTTCACCAATCGCACGAGGCAGGAGAGAGCCTTTTGAAAATCTCCCAAAGGACCGGAATTACGCGTAGCTTCATTCTCGGTCAATGGCGAGCACTCGGACTCCATCAGCGCAGCCGAAGCGCGGCCGGTGTAGTGAGAGCTTCCGCAATGACCGCCGAATCCCGTTGTGCGCAAGTTGCCAGTGCCCATGATGCCGTCAGAGGAAAGACTCAGAGCTTCGAGCATCTCCAAAAACGCGCATTGTTCAAGGAACGCAACCCGCTTGCTATGTCTAAGGCCGAGACTGTTGTATTCGCCGTTCTCGACTCCATCAGTCCAACTACGCGGGAAAGATCCTGCGGTCCGTACAATATCGACTTTTCCATTGGAGCCGATATCGCCGTGGAATGCTTCGGAGGAAACTGGCACGCCTTCGGCAGACATGCCGCCCGCCATGAAAAGCGAATCCGGTATCTGCTCGATGCGGGCTTCGATGTAGTGGTCGTTTGGGTCGAGCAAGATGGCAGCTTTCGATGGAGCGATACACTGCGCAATGTAGTCACCAACCTGAAGCGATCCGGCCGCCCGCCATCCGCCCCGCGTGAGTATGGGGTGATTGGGAGTGACGGCGGTATCATTCATGTTGGTAATTCGAAGGATGACCACTTCCCCTTCGTACTCTCTGATCGACGAGCCAGTAATTCCGCCCGCTGAGATCACGGTACCCGCCAAAAAGCAGTTAGGATGCGCCGTCGGCGCGAGGTCGCCGCTGGGGAACTCGTCGTCAATCCCGATGAACCCCGCGTCCACGTTCTCCATGCAGACTGCGCAAGCCTCGCCGTCAGGGTCCCATGCTTTCTGGTCGAATCCGGCCTGAACTGCGGTGTACATGCGTCCGCGGTTGTAGGCGTCGTTTACCTCGGTCTGAGCAATCACGCCCGCGCGCCGATCGCTGAAGTCGGCGAACGTGTCCTGAATCGCTTTCACTATCTGGTCGAAGCTGCCGCCCTGGTCCCAGGCGTCGGCTACCGCATCGCGCAGCCGGTTGACGCTTGTCGTCGAGAAGTCGCCAGTCAAGCGCGTCAGGGAGTTATCGCGCAGCCAGCGGGAAACGGCATCGTCGACGGCAATGGTTCCAGCCGACAGACCAGCAGCCGCGCCCTTGATGGCTTCGCGGATCGCATCGTTGAACTCTTCAGTTTCGATGGCAGTCACCGGGAAGCGCAGCGGCGCGATGCTAGTCGGTAGGATGGTGTGAGCGTAAAGCGTGCCACCGCTGGACGCCTCGCGGAAAGTTCGTATCGGTTCGCTTTGGTTCGCATTCGAAGCCTCGATCTTCGGCTTGATCTCAGCCAGCAGCGCCGATTCCTGCCGGTGGAAGTAATGCCGCAGAACGCGCTCGATCTTTCGCCGCGCCGGTGCGACGTAGCGCGCGTGGTTTGGATGCTTCAGCCCTTTACCGCCATTCGTAGAAGCTTCGATGCAAGCGGAAAGATAGTCCGCAGCTTCAATCAATGGCTGAAACTTCATATCAGAATCAGGCGTGACGCAGTTGCTCCAGTTCATAAAATCCACACTTCCACGATAGGGTGCCAATGCCGCGAACCGTCCGACATCTGCCGCGCCTGCCAGCGACAGCCGCAACGGTCGTGCGTCCATTCGGATTTCTGCTTCAGTGAACCAGAACTCAGCGCTTTCGACAGGGCGCGTCCGCAGCACAAATCTTCATCGAACAGGTCCAGCGGATTCAACGTCTTCAGCTTCTCTGCTATGTCCATTTCGCTCCAGCAGGCGTAACGCGCGGGCCAGCCGCTGCGATGCTGCCTCGATCTTTTTGACCGGTGTCTGCTTTCCGCCCGGCGCGGACGGTTGCGGCATCGCGCTTGCAATCTTGGCGTCCACTTCCGCCTGTGCGTCTTTCTGCGCCTGGCGATCATTGGTGTACGTGCCGTCCGGGTACATCTCTTCGGCGATCACGTCGCCGTCTTCTACGCCCAGGAGGTCGAACAGTTGCTTGACTCCAGTCTTCTCGTCGATGCCTGCTACCTGCCCGAACTTGTTGCCGAGCGTCATGGCCTCGACCGTCGCCTGCACCAATGCCGGGATGTCGCCCTCTCGGATGTTGGGGAAGTTGACCTGAATCTCGATATCGCCGCTTTCGGTAGACGGCTTCATCGCTTCGTAAAACCATTTCCCCGTATTTTTGTTGAACTTACGAACACATTCAATAATCCGGAATTGGACGCCCTCGCGCTGTTTCCGGATTGTTTCGCGCAACGCGCCGGACGGTGCACCCTGGCTGACTTGCAGAACGTACTTCGCGATTGTCGCCAGATCCTCGCGCCAGCTTTCCTGGAGCTCGAGGAACATCGTCTCCGTCGGTCGGTCCAAGCTGGTCGCCGTAGCCAGATTGCCGGTACTGACATCGGCCAGAAACGTTTCCGGCACGCCCTTCACCATGCAGCACATAAGCTTGTACTGGCGCACGTCCTCCGGACTGAAGCCCGCGCCGCTGGTTTTGAATGCTTCGAGCTTCGTGCCCGGCCCACTGGCGAAGGTCGAACCGCGACCGGCTGGCGGGTTCTGGTCCCAGATCTGAGCCGTCGGCCCGACAGTGGTGGACATCTGCGCCTTGACGCCTTCCAGCGCCTGCTGGCCGCCCTTCGTGGTGAGAGTCAGCGCAAACTGAGAAAGGCTCTGTCGGACGCTGGCGCACGCCTCAAGAAACCGCCTTGCCTCCCGCGCCCAGTCCAGCATCGGGTAGATCCGCGGGCAGCCGAAGTGCCATTTCGCGACCGCGCCAGTCTTCCGGTGTAGGACCGGCTTGTCCCACATGACCGGAATCGTGTTGATCGTCTTCGGGCCGTTGGCCGGCTCATAGCCGAGTGCGGGATACCAAGCCTTCTCGCAGACCATATCGGTAATGCCGGTGTTCGGGTCGAAATTCCGTTGATCCCACTGCCGCATGTAGTACCACGGCGTATCCGCGTCGTCCGGGTCGCATACGATATCCGCAATCTCCGTTGCGTCGATCGTGCGGATCGACGTCAGGCCCTTATCCGTCTTGTCGGCGAAGAAGACAAAGAATAGATTCCCGTCAGTGTCCTTGCTCCTTTCGTGCGCGACGAGCGCGTTCTGTCCTAGTACGGTCTTATTCCGCTCAAAGAACTCTTTCAGCGTGTCGTTCGCTGCGTCGTCGTTCGTCGTCACCTCCACGCCGCGGGCGAATACGTACGCCGCACAGACGTCGATAAGGCGCCGGCAAATGGGGTTCTTGAGGTAGTAGAGCCGCGAAATCAGAATGATCTGCTGGATTCCCCATCGCGAGAACTCAAGCCATGACAAATTGACCTGTCGACGCCATTCGACGTTCTGCAGCGCGAGTTCGATATCGCCGTACGCGCCTTGGCTATCAAGCGGCGTTGCCTCGCGCAGCGTGGCACCTGGTGTGTTGACCTGGCCGCGCGCTTCGGCTACCAGCCACGGGCCAGCGCCGGCCATCTGCCGCGCCTCGATCAGTTCGGCAGCCCGCTCGATGTAGTCGGCGCGATAGCGATCCTCGCGCGCCTGCGATTCGGCCAGCGCCTGCGATGTTGCGCGGTATTCTTCCTGGTATGTTCGTGTGGGCTGAAGTGCGCGGTAAGCGCTGGCGAGCCAATTCATTACGCGGCGTCTCATGCCGCAATTCTACTTCGAAACGTGGGGATTGTCACTTACACGACGCCGAAGAGGTCCAGACCTGCGAATTTCTCAGCCCCAAAGAACTCGATCAGCTTACGACATTCCGCTTCCTGCCAAGGCTCGGCGTCAACGTTCAAGTACTGCATGAGGTCTGCATAACCGGCCCACCATTCGGGCGGCACCGGCGACAGATCAAACGTCTGCTGGCGCTTCGGGTCGCCGTATACCGACCAATTGTAGCGCCCGTTGATCGTCTCCAGCGTATCGCGCCCCGGCCAGCGGATTACCTCGGTCATTTTGTACAGCGCCTGCTTAGCGAGCAGTCGGCGACGGCTGGAGTACTGCAAGTGTAGAATTCCGCCGCCGACGTGCGAGATCGGCTTGAACGGTTTCTCTGGACGGCCCATCGGCGCCCGCTGATGAAAGTCATATCCGTTGCGCTGTGCCCAAAAGTAGAGATCCTGATCGACAAACGCCGCGCTCGCGTGCTGTTCGGCCCAGAGCCCGCTCCGATGCTGCTGATGAATCGAATCTCGGCAGGTGATCCAAGGAAGCTGCAAGATGAAGCCGGGCGGAATGTCCGCTACGATGTCGCGCATGTGCGGGACGAGATTCGCCGATACGACCTCGTCGGCGTCGATGGTGACGATGTGTGTTGCGCCTTGGTCCCGAGCCATCGAAAGCAGCCGCTGCCTGTGCGCCATCTCTTTCCAAATAGGGTCTGTATCCATCAAATCGGTGATCTGGTCTGGAAACTCGGACATGATCTCGCAAGCTATTTCACGAGTCTGATCCGTCGAACAGTGGTCAAGAATCACCAGTTCATCGACCCACTTCAGAATTGCGCGTGCCGACAGACCGATCACCCAGTCTTCATTTCGCACCGGCATGATAGCGACGATCTTCATATCGACCTGCCAACGTTCTCGACTTCCGCACTGAACTCTGGCAATATGCGCCCGTCGCCTTCCATGCACGCCCATAAATGCAGGCAGTGCTGATGGATGCTGACATAAACGGAACTCGGCGGCATCACTGCGTAAGCATATCGCTCGCCGATGAAGTCCGCCTTCACCATTACCGTATCAGCGTGACTGGGAGTCCAGTCCTTACGGGAGTAACTGACGTGCAACCACGGCTTTCCGTCCGACTTGAATTCGCAATCGATCAGCAGCCGCAATCCGCCGTTCTTTTGCCGGACCTGGAATCCGTCGCCCCATCTGCCGATCACTTCCCATCCCTTTGGACAACTGAACTCCCAAACGAATTCCTTCATATCCGGCCCTCGATCATGTGCGGATTGTGAAACAGCATGTTCTGCCCCAGGTCAGCCGCGATTTCCCAACTGCCCAGGATTGCGATAAGCTCGTCGCGCAGCGCCTGGCCCGCGTAGAGTTCTGAGCTCTCGACCTCGATGAACAGAAACCGCGTGCGCGCCAATGCTCCCCATCCACCCGCTATCATGTCGCGCTCTGCGCCCTGGATATCGACCCAGAGCAGATCAATCTTCGTGAGCCATTCTTTGTTGAAGATCGTGTCTAGCTTCCAGCACGGCACGATGTTCACGCCGATGAATTCCGTGTTCGGGTAATATGCGAGATGGCCTGTCGGCTGCCGAATCGATCCGGATGTGCGCGAACCGTCGGCAGGATTCCAGCTTACGTGGAACTGGGCTTCTCCGTCATATTCGGCCACCGCGCCAAGGATCAGACGTCGATTGCGATCGATGCCGCGCGGATGGTCGAGGATCAACTGCGCGTTCTGCATGTCCGGCTCGACCATCACGTAACACGGATCTTCGTGGCAGACGCCGCGGATCCACGGCTCGTCCTCTCCGGTGCGCGCGCCGAGCTCGACCACACATGGGCTCGTGATCGTTCGCATTACTCGACCGACTGCAGCCTTCTCTGCGTCATTTGCCATTACTTCGGACCTTTATCTTTCTCGGAGAACTTGATCGTATACGAAAACCCATCGGCAGAAGGTAAATCCGCTTTGCCTTTACCGAGCTGTGCCGATTCCCAGTAGCGGCGCAACATAGCCGATTCGTATTCTGTTTCTGGCGTTATCGATAGTGCTGGCGGTTCGTACATGTAACTTGTGACGCTCAATTTCATGACTGCCTCGCGAAGATCACGTTCTCACCGTTCATATGCTCCAGACAGTAGCCCTGCATGATTGCCTGCTGCGTCAACTGCTCCTGCCGGCCGTCGTGCTCGACGCACCAGCACTTCGGGCGCATGCGATGGTCGCGCAGCGCGTGCATGAATAATGCAGCCGAACCACCCTCGACGTCAATGTTGATGAAATCGAAGTCTCGGCCAAACTGATGCGTGATGTCGCCCAGCAAGATCGACGCTGCCCAGAATTGCCCGCTGAAATCCGCCTTGTCGCGCCACTTCTGGTAATGCGACTCATTCGACGTGCCGACGCCTGCCTCGCTGTGATTGAAGCGCAGCAGTCCGCGCCCGTGCGCGACGGCAGCGCAGATCAGTTCGATGCGTTCAGACTGGCCATACTCGATCAGCAGATCCATAAACGGGCCCGGCGACGCTTCCACCATCACGCCCGACCAGCCGCGCTCGTACAGCGCACGCGTGTTGCTGAATAGCTTCGGGTTGTAACTTCCAAGGTCTAGAAATCGACCGATCTGGATGCCGCCGCATATCCTTAGGATGTGTTCTTCTTCGTTGTTCTGGCTGTACTTCTCAGGCATATTGGAGCCCAACTTTACGATAGACAGCGTCTTGTGCCGTCCATCCCAACTTGTCAATCCGCGCGCGAATCAACGATTCGTGAACTCCAGTCTCTCGCGACCACTGCATAGCAGTCATCGCTACGCCATTGACTTCGATAATGCGGCTTGAACGGCGATTGTTGGCTTGATCCCTGCGTGTCGCCCATCGGCAGTTATCGGGCGAATACGGACCGTCGTTGTCCTTTCGCTCCAGCGTCATGCCTTCAGGACGAAACCCCATATCCTCGAAGAATGCCTCGAAGCTGTCGCGCCATCGGTCGCACATGGATATTCCCCTGCCTCCGTATTTCGCGAACGCTTGATCTTTTGGATTTTCACATCTCCCTTTGGCATGACACCAAACGCGATACTCCGCAGTGCGGCGCATCCCATGCGTCGTAATGAAGCCGTGATGTCCTTTTGCTGATCTACTCATACGTTCCTAAACCTCGAGCCAGCCAACGATTTGACATGGTGCGAACATCCGACCTGCTGGAACAGTTGCGGATAAAGCTCCTGGTCTTCCGGCTGCGTCGCGCCGAACTGGCACGCTTCACGATACAGCTTGTGGCCGTACTTGTACGCGAGGTTGGTCATGATGGCCTGTTCGGTGCGATGCTCGTGTAGATCCGGCTCACTACAAGGCAACACGCTGCGTTCGAACGTCGTCGCTAGTGGGTTAACTGCGTAAGTCAGCCATTCCATCAGGAATTGTTGCACAATCCACGGGCCCTTCTGAAACAGCATGAACCGCGCGACGCCATGCGGCTTGTGTCCGCGACCGCTGTCCCAATCGCCCATCACAATATGGCAGTCTTCCTTGCACCAGTTCGCATGATCGCACCCATACGCATTGAACAGCATCGTGCCGCCGATCCGCGCGCACTCGTCGTACAGCATCGAGAATTCGCGAATCGGGAAAGTGTCGGCATCGGTGAACAGCACGATGTCGCCGTCTGCGCAACGGTTCAGCGCGTCGAGGATGATAAACGGCTTCCAGCAGAACCAGCCGAAGCCGCGCGGCGCACGCTTCGGGTCGGTCGTGTCCGGGTACGTCCATAGCCACTTATTCAGCCGGTAGAATTCCTGATCCATAAGCCAGGAGTCATCATACACGAGAACTTCATCTGCCCCGAAGCGCGGCGCGAACTCGACGATGCGGGATGTCGTCTCGTCGTACGCCGCGCCTGAGAAGGTGATATAGAGTCGCTTCATCTACCAGCCTTCCGCTTCCGCAAATCCGCCGGCCTTGAGCTTATTGAATAGCGCCTGCGATTCATGCCAGTGCTGAGGAGTGTTGACCTGATGAAGGAACTCGGGGCAATCTTCAAGACGTCCGAATTCTTCTCCCGGCTGCCGTCCCCAGTGCTGGTGTAACTGAACGATGTCTCGCCGCGGCCAGTAGACGCCCAACTTCTCAGCGCATTCCTTCAGGTGTTCATCGGCGTACATGTGGAAAAACTCAGGCCACATCGGGCCGCGACCATGAAACGCACGCTTCACCCACTCGCGACCCATCCACGGGCTGCCGGCGATGCGGTCCAGGTACGCGCCGCGATTCTCGCCGTACTGTTTGCGCGTGGCCGGCGTGTCGCCCCAGCGGTCGCCCGTCGGCTGCATGACTCCGTAGGTCCCCATCCCGACATGGATGAATGCGTCTGCTAAAGCCGCGCGGAGTATCTGCCTATCGATCCTGACTACATGAAGCGCCCCAAAGTACATTGCGCATTCTGCCGCAATAAGTTCAGGCGTGCGCGACATATCCGGCTCATAATCATCGCCGCCCGTCACGATCCATTCTGCCGTTGAGTCATGCTCGACGACGAACTTCGCGAGAATGTTCACGCTCGGTGCCCAGCCGCGGTACTCGCCGGTCGGGATCTGCACCTCGCAGTCGATCGGCTCGCCCTGGCGCAGACAGGCGACCTGGTAACCCATGGCTCTCCATTTTGGGATTGTGCCACCGTTCGGCCTGATTGATGGAATACAAAACCAGACGCTCAAGATTCCTCCCCGTAGATGCAGGTCCCAACTTGCTTTATGGCTGTCACTCCCGCCGATTCATCGTGTATATTTTTAATCGCAGAAATGGCCTCTTCTGCGCTTTCCGCTATCACGAACACGAGCCGCGAATCTCTCGCCCCATCTTGGTATAGAGTTCCGACGAACCTTATCTTCCACAGGTGATAATCGGATTCAACCCAGCGAATAATCATAGCTTCATCGCCTCGCGGCAGTACGCATCCCACTGCGGCACGCGCTGCCACTCTCGCTGTTTCGCGTCGATCTTCGCGCAGGTGTTGCCGCCGTGGATGCTGGCAATCATGCGCGGGATGTCACTATTCTCCCAATTCAGCGGTCCGTTGCCTGGAACACTGACAATCTTCACGCCGCGATTGAACCAGTCCAGATCGTCGCAGCCTTCCGACCGGTCTGGAAACGGGTTGCGCTCCCACGTTTCGCGCCAGTACGCCATGCTAGTGCCAACTGCGTAGTTTGGGACGGCTGCGCGGTAGATCCACGCCTGATCTTTACAGATAGTCTGATCGAATGACAGACACCAGAACAGCATCTCGTTGTAGCCGACGCACTCCGCGCCAGATGACTGCAGTAGCGCGACCTGCTCGGCGATGCGGTTCGGGTGGGACCAATCGTCAGAGTCGAAATGCGCGATGATCTCGCCTGGCTTTGCGTGCGCGTTCGCCTCATTGCGCAGCGTTCCGATTGGCTTGCCAGTGTTGACGAGCTCGACCAATCGCTTGTTCGGGTAGGTCTGTGCGTGATAGCTGGCCAGCGCGCGTTTGACCATAGATTCTCTGCCGTTCACCAACATCACGGCTGCGACCGTCGGCGCGCTCATCGTTGACGCCCCATCATGCGCGCATGGGACGATTTGAAAGTTTTAGACAGCCACATGATTAGTGATTTCGTGTCTGGATGCTTCCATGTCTCGATCTCCGAGATTACCTCTCGGTAGCATTGGTCGTATCCCTCTTCGAAATATTTCTGCTTCTCATCTTCCGTCATCGGTACCCCGCTGGATAAGTTCGCAGGCAAGAAAGGCATTCGTACTGGCCGCGAAACGGCGTCGTGATGCGCTTGTGGAAGCGCCGGCACCAGGACTGCAGGATTCTCTCGATCATTTCGCCGCCTTCTTTTTTGTCGGGAAAATGTCTTTCAAGATTCCGTCCCATTTCACCGTACGGCAGCCTGGCGCCGGACAGCGCCGCGGTGGAACCTTGCCGGACTGCGGCCATTCGTGACCGCACTTGACGCACTTGTTGACGGTGATCCCCATTATCGCGACACCGCAACAGTGACGAGCCGCGCGACGTGGTTCTGCGCAGCCTGGAATTGTGGCCACGCAAAGCAGTAGAACACGATCAGGCCAAACGCGATTGGAAATAGAAGTTTCATATTCACCTTTAAAGCCCGCTGCTGACCACCTCCGCCGAGATCTGCCAGCAGCGGGTTTAGGAGTCGGACAAGACAAGTATCCGCCACGCGGACGAGAATTGCAAGGATTATTTTAAATGGGAGAAATCTGGTACCAGTCGCGCTCACGCATTAACGCGAGTTCCTGCATTTCCGGATCGACTACCAGTTCCGTAACTGCCCACACTAGCGCGTCCATGCGATCCGGCGACTTGTTGGTGATTCCCGGCACGAACTCGCACAATTGATCTTCCAACGTGCTGAACGTGCCGACGTGGTGCACGCGCCCTTGCTCGTAGAGCGCGGCGACCGGCTCGGCGCGGACTGCTTTCCCGCGCGACGCTCGCACTGCACGGAACGGGACCTCCGGCGCCACAGTGTACAGATTCGCCGCTACTAGGTCGCCGCCGTTGTTAACTTCGGCTACTATCCGGTCGGCGCGGCGGAGCTTGTAGCGCGAGACAGCCCGCCGGGCCCAACCGAGCGGAGATTCCTTACATGAATCGTCATCGAGTATTAGAATGTGCTCACTACGAGTCAGTGCAGCCGTGATGATGCCGGTTTCGTCGCTGTCCTCGTTTGCGGATACTGCCGGGTCAATCGCGACCACGATCCGCGCGATCATGTCCCAGTGAACCTCATCGGGCCGGATACGCGCCGTCTCGATCATCGCCCGGGTCCACAGCGCGCCCGGGAAGTCTTCCAGCAGTTCTCCCTCGAGCTCCTGCCGGCCAGTGCGCGTGCCCTCGTACTTTTTGATGATGTCGCTAAACCACCCGGGCGCGAGGTTCGATCGGTTCTCGTACGTTGATCCGCTGGTCACGACCGTCGCCGGATGCTTGACGAGCTCGCGCACAAGCGGTAATGGCTTCGGCGTGCTGGTGACCACTGCCCGCGGGTCCGGGCCGAGCCGCAGGCCGAAGCAGAGTTGGTCCCACGCTTCCGGATAGCGCCAAGCTGCTATTTCGTCGCACCAGGCAAACTCGCACTGCGGGCCGCGGAGTCGTTCGGGTTCATCGGCCGAGAACGTGTAAGCGATCGCGCCGGTGTGGAATGTGATCAGCCGCTTGGAAGGTTCATACGTGGGCCGCTGGTGTGGCGGAAAGACACTGAGCAGTCCCGATTCGCCCTCCACCATGACATCGCGCACGTCGGAAACCGTCGGGCCCACCAGATGGATTCGCGCGTAATGCTCTGCAGCTTCGCGGGCAGTCTCGGCGCCGGTGCGAGTCTTGCCAAATCCGCGGCCGGCCTTTACCAGCCAGTAACGCCAATCGCTGCGGGAATCGTACGCGCCTGGTGTACCCGGCATGAGCTGCTTTGGCCGAGCCCACATGCCGCGCCAGTCGTAGAGCAGCGCGTGCGCGTCCTCGTTCGACAGCGTCGCGTAGAGTTCATCCTGCTCGCTTTTGCTCAGCGATGCGAGAAACTCGGCTCTTGAACAGTTCAATAGCTGAGACATTTACCTCGATTGCGCCGCCGCCGGCGCCGGTGAGTTCCATTGCGCGGAGCTTGGGAGAAACGTACTGGGCGAGTTCGGAATATGCGCGGGTTCTGATTTCGATGGGGTTATTCTCATCATTGGCGATTCGTGCCAAACCTTCAAGCGGATTGCATTCCAGCTTATCCAGCAATTCACGAACGTTGGAAGTGATTTTATTGGGAGTTCCTTTTTGACGGCCGCCTCTGCGTTCACCGGGCTTTGAACCTGCTGGCATATTTTACTTTTCGCGAACTACTTTAGCAATTATTGTACGGAAGTTGACATAAACGCAAATGCTGATTAAACTGGCGTTGCGAGCGGACGGACAGGTAGCGAGCAAAAACAATTAGCTTTTAACTGCCATTCGGCCCGCTCAGACCTTCGCTACGTCGACCCGACAGTTCCCATGCGACTGAACATCTAGTGCACATCGCGTCTCCGTAAACGTTTCCCGTAAGCACTGATCGCCTGCTTACGTGCTTTGTCGCATCTCCTCCGCACAGGTGGCAGCGAGCGCCGCTCACGTCTAGATCCGTGACTCTAATTTCTCTGAAGATGATGGTCATTTGGCTGCGCAGGAATTTAAAATATTTGCTGATCGTCACCATCGAGAACCGGGTCTCCCTGTGTATCCGCCTGTATGTATGGCCTGCAAGGAAGTGCGGGGATATCGCCGCAATGATGCGTAATCTGTCACGAATTACCTTCGGTTCGTCTACGAATTGCTTTCCGCAGAAAGCGCATACCCGCATCTGGCGGCCGTGATGAGAGCTATATCCGTTTCGCCAGAGGACCAAATGAGCGCAGTTATTATACCCAAAATTGAAATTGCTCACTTCTTCACTGGCTGCGCCGCGCGGCAGAGGTTGCCGCTTCGTGGCCCGCCAGCGCCTTCTCGGCGGCCTCGGCGCGGGTGCGGAGTGCATCGCAATGGCACGGTTCGGCAAGAACATCCCGGACAAACTTATCGGCTGACTCCGGCGATGGCCAAGCGATGTGATGCCTTGCCAGTAATGCCTTTTTGTACTCACACCCGCCCGCAAACAAGATGCCTTCGTACTTGACCGTCGCTTTCTGCCCCGCTTCCGCCATCGCGTGAGTCGGCGGGGCTTGGCCGGATTCGGCAACTTCCTCTCCGGGCTCGGCGTGCACGTCGTTCCATGCCTGAAGCCGGTACTTCAGTTCGTCGCGCTCGTCCCTCAATTTTGCGTTCTCCGCGATTATGTCCTCCTCTCGAAGCGGTACCGATAATCGCAGTTCGGCGTTCTCCCTCTCCAACTCCGCAATCCGCTTCGCCCTCGCGTCGGCGGCGATCTCGTGAGCAGCGGAGAACTTCTCCAGGCGGTTGAGGGCTGCGAGGGCTCGCTGGAACTTGACCTGAATCGGTTCGCAGGCGGGTTCCTCGTGCTCCTCGCAATCCCGAGAGCAGTTCTCGCAGTGAACTGGCTCAAGGTAATCCAGCGACAGCGTCCCCTTGCAGATATGGCAAGTTTCCACTGCCTCGAATAACGCCCGCACCGTCTCAAAGTCGCTCATTGTCTCATCCATTCTGCCCTCCCGGCGCTTTCGGTTTCTCGGCCGGACGGTCGCAATAGTGACCGTAACCAGCGGGCACGAGTTCGCCGCAATCCTTACAGCGGCAGTCCTCCCATTTCGGCCATTTAGCGACCGCTCGAATGTCGTAAATCATCGTTCCCCTCCCGGAGCTTTCGCCGCAGCCAATGCCGCTTGGTATTCGCGCTCTTCCCATTCGCGCTCGATCGCGTTGCGCCGCTCGATTTCATCGGCGTCCTTCACGCGGACGCGAGCTTTCATGATCGTATTCGCCGCCGCCATGAGTTGCTTTCGTTCGTAGCTATTCACTGGGCTACCCCCGGATGTGAGCACGGTCTCGCGCCGCTGTAGATCCGTTGTGTGTCGTTCGGCCAGATGGTGCTCGTCTCGATTGCGCGGGCCGCGTCTGCGCTAATGTTCTCGCGCTTGGCGTACTTCCAGCTTCCGTTTGGCGTGCGCGTGTGAAGCGTCCAGATGATTTCGAACCCAGTGCTATCACAGATTGGGCACCGTGGCGAATGTGGCTCGCGAAAAGAATTCGCTGCGGATTGAGTCGAGTCGAACGTCCCGGCCGCCACTGCATCTTCTCGCGCGAGATCTCGGCCGATGGTAAGGAGTTCCGCATCGGTTGGGCACCATTCGCTCGTCACAGCGCATCGGTCGATGATACGGCCCGCGCCTATCTTTGTCGCCTCCGATGCCTGTTGAAGACCGCGCGCCAGACTCTGCACGCCATCTTCGGTCTCTGGGTATTTACGGGTTCGCGACAGTTTGGAAACCAATTCAGTCGCGCGTGTAATCGACACCATTTCTCGCGTCCTCCTCTCGTGCTTTTTGCAATGCGCGTTCTGTCGCGCTGAGTTTCTTGTGTCCGTTCGCAGCCGCTGGCCAGCGCGTCTGGAAGCCATCGCGCGCCATCTCGAAAAGGAAGTTATCCGGGCGGTAGCCATGCGCCGGGTCCGCGCCCGGTCCTGCTATGTACGAACCGGTGCACGCCATCGCGTCGGCTTCGCGAGTGAGCAGCACGGTTGAGATATACGCCTGGCAGGCGCCGGCGCGGTGCGCGTTGCCGCGGACGCCAGCCCAGAGCGCAAACCACGCTTCGAAGTTCGGAGAGGTCTGGCCGTTCAGGTCGTCGGCGTTTGGTTTTCTGAGAGCGGGTATCGCCGCGCGCACACTCGTCGGCTCCGCATTCGCCTGCGTCTCCGCCTTCGCCTCCGAAATACGACTACGTCTAGAACTCGCAGGCTGCGAACAATCTGCTTTCAGATTGCTATCAGGTTCAGGGTACTTTGATCGGGTCCTGATTTGCTGTCCAAAGTCATTGATTATCAGATACCTAGCACCGTCCACCATGTACTCTGAAAGCAACGGTTTTTCCCCTTGATAACACTCGGAAAGCCATGATCCGACCTGCTTCTCTGTGACCTTTTCAGGGCAAAGTGGCCAGCAAGCGCCTCGAATTGTGGCCGGGGAAGCGTGAAACCGTCCGTAATCGTCGGCTACGAGCATCAATCTGCGGTATAAAAGCTCGGCACCGAAGGACAATCTGTTGATACGTGAACTGCTGTTGATGCCTTCTCGAACCAATCTAGTCGGCAATTTTAAGCCCCCTCACCGAGGCATGGCGGGATGGGTGGAGGTGAGTCCACCCACCGGGATCCGCCGGTCCGTGGTGTCCAGGTTGCAAGCCCGACAGCGACACCAAAGACATAATACGCCGATTCCGGCGACCTGTCTAGCCTCGATTGTACACGGTTCACGCGACAGGCTCCGGCTTGTGATGCGATTTCCGGCCCTTGCTGTTGAGCCCGTATGAATTGGAGTGCGGCCGGTCGCGCTTTTGGCTGGCTGAAGGTCCTACTTCTGTGTGCTTTTTGAATATACCCGGTTGCTCAGACTTTGGAGGATCAGGGTCCATAACTGGAGTCGTTCGGCCCCAGCCGCAATCAGATTTCCACCAATCGAGAACATCGCGGCGCGCCTCGATCTCTTCGAATGTTTCCATCAGTCTGCCGTTATGTTCAATCACACTCGACCTCGATTCAATCCGCTTTGCCTGTACTTCATTACGAATCCCTGGATGGAAGGCGGAAAGTCAACGCCAGCGATCCAGGTAAGCGCACCGCGCGCCCGCTCTTTCGTGTGCCATTCGATTTGATGTTTCGCGGGCTTGCCCTTGGCGGATTTGAACTCGATCCAAAGCACCTGATCCCGCACGACTCCGCCGCTATCGAGCGAGTTGTACCTCAAATACAGGTGATCGGCCATACCTAATTCTCCGAAGCCTTTACCCTTGCCTCGATCGCTCACCGGGTCCGTGCGCAGCGCGCGCCAGCCGTCCTGTTCGAGCAATTTGGTGCATTCGGCCTCGATCATGTGCTCGGGCCATTCGATGGAACGATCTTGAACACAACCAGAGCAACAGCAATCCTTACCGTGGGAAATCGGCGCCAGTTTAACGCAGAGAGCGCAGAACTTCCTGCGCTCTCCATGCTGGCAAAGTTCGTTTTGAGCCAACCATTCAGGCGTCATGGGCTACCCCTGAAACTGAATGACCTGCTGCGATTCATCGGAGGACATCTTTTCTTCCTTAACGATTTCTCCGGTGTCGATGCGGTAGGTTGTCTTTCGGCCTGCGGTCGGGCTATCGTACACGATCTCGCATTCGACCATGCGAAAATCGTATTCATCGTTTACCCATCGAGCGAGCCTAGCGGCGTCGGCTGTCGCGGCGTCGGTTTCCGCCTTGATATCAGCGGCCAATTGTTTCTTTTTCAATTCAAGCTCAGTGAGTTCTTGGTTCTTGCGCGCCAGCTTCTTTGCGTTGTCGCGCGTTTCTTCTTCTGAAAATGAATACTTCAGATACTCGGCAACCTTCTTTGTCTTGGCCATTCGTTCTTCCTTTGTGAGTGATACATTCAATCCCGCTGGAAAGCATCTGGCCTCCGGGCTGCGTGTGAAAGCCATTGGTTTCTCCTTACCCTGCCAGAACCAGCGGGAAACTGGCGCCCGGAGTCGTCGCTAAGGTGAGAGTTGAGATAGCAGACACCATCGCTCTTCCGGGCATATAACTTTATGATTGCGGTCTAATCGCGCCCTGATTGATCAAGACGTCGAGGTCTTCGTCCGATACTCCCATGCCGTTGTATGGATCGTCCGCCGGCGCGGATTTTCGCTCGAATGGTCCGTACTCGTTCATGAGCTTGAGCCGCAGTTCGGCCATGGTGTCGGCGAATGCTTCAAGTCCGGCGCGCAATGCCGTAATGTATTTCTCATCGCGCCCGACTCGCACAATTACCGTCGGCAATTCTTCGGTGTACGAAACGAGATCCCAGTACTCGCGCTCGCAGATCCAAAGACAGCCCTGAACCTGCGCTTTGTAGGCATCCGGCATCGAGCGCTTGATCATCGCTTCGACGTGAACACCGATAGCCTGCGGGTGCGTCTTGATTTCGACGCCGCCCGGCGCGCCGATAACGAAGCGATCCGGCGAGCAACCGAACCGCCCGCAGTCCGTCGTCACGAATCCGATTTGCTCGACCTTGCACTCGGCCTGGAAGCAATACGCCTTAACCGCGCGGTCTTCCAGTTCCTTGCCGATCTGCATGTAATCGGTCTCGATCGTCTGTTGCGCGTGGCCGGTCATCCACTCGCCTAGAAGCCGGTACATATACGCCGGCGCCTGCGCGCTGAGCTTCATTTCCTTCGGCGTGAGGATCTTGCTGAACTCCGACGCCGTCGGGACGCCGCAGCGCAGCGCGTGCCATTCCTGCGAGCCTTGCTCGACGTTGTGGATAATCATTTAATCCCCGCAATCCAATGGGGCACTTCGACCGTACGGTCAAGCAGGATGTCTGCCCAAAGATGGGTAGGCGTACGTTCTCCGCTCGGAGGTGCGCCGACAACGCAGGACCGTTTGCCACGCCCGACAGCATACGCCCAGTCTGCGTGAGCATCGTTGCCGCAGGGTAATAACAACACAACTACGTCACAGCGATCTAGCGCAGATCGATTACATTCAACAGCCTCACGCCACTCTGGGACGCTGGATATGTAGTCCGAGTATTCCCCAATTTCGGGATCCCAAGTTACAGGAAATCGTTCTGGAGGGATCTCAGGTGTGTTGCGGCACTTCGGGTCGGTGAAATCATACACCTCATGTCCGAATGTCCGCAACAGTCCAGCGAGAGCCCTAACATCTTCTCGCCGTTTCCACGATGAGGAAATATATATATTCATTTCTTTGCCGCCCTCTTACTCTGCAGCGCCTGCATGATGTCGCGGTACCTGCGCTGCGGGATCTCTTCAACTGAGTTCACATCGGCCAGCGCGAAGAACGAAGCTCGACCGGCTGCCGTCATGCCGATCTCGCTGATCAGCGAGTTGATGTCGTCGGCTTGGTCCTGAGTGATTGCGCTCGCACGCACGCCGTCGTCGTCCGCGCCGACTGTGACGATATTCCAGATTGCCAGCGTCAGGTATCGCCGCGCGTAGCTGTCCGCGCTGCCGATGGCCTGCGTCTCGTTGCGGCCCGGGCCCGGGTCCGGTGGTTGGTAGCGCGTCGATGTGATCGCGTGGCCGCCCTTGTGCAGCAGCTTCAGCGTCATGAGCGTGCCTGGCTTGTCAAGCGGTGCGGTACTGAACACTCGGCAGAATCCGTATTTCTGCTCGATCGGCCTGATGATACGGTCGAGCTGTTCGTAGTTGGCGTACGGAATCGATCCCTTCGTGCCCATGTCCTTGACCGCATTCTTGCGTATCGTCGGCATTTCCGCCATCGCTGCCGCAAGGTCGATGTTGAACTGCCGTTCAGCCTCGCGTGCTTCAGCCCGCTCCTGCAGCCCCATGAGCGCGGCCAGCTTCTCGACGTTCACGCGCTCATCGACGGCCAGCGCCTGAATAACCTCGATGACGGTTGGCTGCGTGGCGACCTCGCGCGGCTGCTGGACGGTAAGATCGTGCGTCACAATCCCTCCGCAGCCGCGCCGTTATTGTGGCGCAGATCGAGCTCTTGTGCGCTCGGCGTGTCAGCCTTGCGATTCTTGCTGCCGGCCGGGCGGCCGCGCTTAGGCGCCGGCGCCGCGCTCTGTCCGATCTGCTCGGCGAACCGCGCCACGTGCTTGAGAGCGAGCGCAAACGTCGCCCGCTGGTCGGTGTCAAGCTGGAAGTATGCGTCCAGCGCGCGTTCGGTAGGATCAATCTTTTTCATAAGGTTCACTCCGTGCAAGAATATGACTGCGGACAGCATCCACCACCAACGCACTTTCTTGGGCTATGGCAAAACGTTGGACACTTTCCGTTAATCGGGTCCTCAAACTGCCAGATAACAGGACTGGCAGGGTAGGGAAGTTTCTGCGCCGAGATGTTCTCGTACTGGCCGCCAGCTACGGTCTTTTTGGTGAAATGTTCGGCGATTTTCTTAGCGTGATACGCGGATTCGCCCTCGCAGCACGCCTGAGAACCGTCGGTGAATGTGAGCCAAAATGCCTGCATAGTTATTCCCTCCGTGGGCATCGGTTCGCCCCGTACTCTTGAGACTCTTCCCAACGTTGCTCTGCCTTCCGTTCTTCGTCTTTCTCTGCCCTTTCCAAGAGCGCCAAGACGACCTTCACTGTTGCCGGGCTCGGCGGATTGACGCGGGCAGCCGCCGCCGCCATCTCCCAATCTTCGTCACTGGCGAGACGCGCTTGTTCGAGCGTGATCTTGGCCTCGCGAAGCGTTGCGAATAGCGCGTCGGCTTTCTTCTGCCGCCCGATCATTTCGTAGCCGTTCATAGCCACCCCATGTATTTCATGAGTAGACCGAGCGCTGCGGTAGTCGTCGCTGTCCAGATCACAAGCCATAGCTTGCGCCCGATGTGCTCATGTCTGCGCCGCCGATTTTCCTGTTCCTCAATATCGGCCATGCGCGAGATAAACTGCTGCCATTGGCTATCATGCTGCACCGAGCGCCTCCTTTGCTGCTGCAAGAAACGCCTCCGCGCGGTCAATAGCCTCGACGAGAAAGCGGCGACCTTCTTTGGTATTGGCGCGATGCCGACGACGCGCGAAGCAGCTTTCCTCTTCGGCGAACATCATCAGATCGTCCCACGCGGGCGGCGGTTCGTTGTTGCGAGTGTCCGGACCTGCGTCCGTAGGATTGCCAGGAAGAGATTCAGGCGCGGACATCGGATGCCTCCAGAAATTTGCGGATAGCCAGTTCGATGAAGAACCGCTTCATGATGCCATCTCGGAGGCATCGCTTGTGCACCGCGCGGTTGAGGTCGACGGGCAGCTTAACCGCCACAAGAATCGTCGGCTGGTCTTTCTTCTGCTTCACAGCGCCTCCAAATCAATGACCGCAGAACGAATCGCAGACTCACGAAGAGAATTGGCCAAATTGGCCTCAGCGCCAATGAGATATTCGGCAGATTGACCTAGCATGATCTCGTACTCCTGGCCGTCGGATGTACGAAGAATCGAAGCGGGACCGCGGCCTCCTGTGCGAACCACTGTACCGATTACGTTTCCAGATTTTACGGTCGCCCCGATCATCAACAGAGATGACGCCTGCCTAATCTGCCGTTCGAATCGTGCGCCCTGTTTCGTTTCTGCGTACTTAATTGTGTGTTCCATGAGCTAACTATATATCAGTTAGCTATCCGCGTCAAGGATTCTTTTCTATTTATTTTTAGCCCATTCATAGACAATCCGCATTGCCTCGCGCACCTTTCGCGGCACGTAATTGTCTGGCTGATTGGGACATCGCTCGCCCTTTTCGTGTTCAGTTTTGCACGTTGCGCACGTCATCATTTTCATAAATCCTCCTTTTATTTCCAAGTGCCCGCGGTCGGGATCATTGAGGTTCCTACAATTGATGTATTGGGTAGCTTAGCCCAAAGCAGCCCAGCACAATCAAAGGTATACGTCTTGCCCGTCAATGGGTCCACATGAGAACCCGACCCAGAACATTCGAGCACGGGAGATCCGAGCGCCTTCCCTGTCACTGCGAGCGCGCCGATATTGCCCGGAAAATAGGCAATCTCCCACGTTAGCTGGCCGCCTGACAGAGAATTGATGATTCCGGGAATCTCATTGTTATTCGCGTCTTGAGAGAAGACCTCGACATAGGCAACGAGATCATACGGCCCGCTGAATTGCGGGACTGCAGGTCGAGCCGTCCAGCAGTTAGAATTGTCGCTGGCATTGGCAAGCGGAACCATCACGCCGGTTAATTCGGTATGGTTCGTCCCCGCCCGGCCGATTGACATCTGAACCCGCGTCTGTCCCAGGAATCGAACGGTCGTACAGACGGTGACCATATCGAATCGCCGTTCGCCCGGGATATTGGTCATGATGGGGATTTCCATATTCGGCCCAGTAGAGACGAGCTCCACGCCGGCCGTGATGGTTCCCGAGTCTACTGAGATCGTCTTAACGTTCGAAGGCGGCGCAGTCCCCGGACAGGTCCAATTCTCCTGCCAGATCCGAAAGCTGGTGTAGGAGATCGTGCCTGCGGTGAGCGGAATCTGGATTGAGAACACCGTCGAGAACTGATCGCCCGGCGCCCAGTTAATGGGAGTGATCACTGGCGCGCCCGCGATCACTTTGAAGGTGAAATCCGTTCCTTGCCGTGTGATCGCGCCATTACGGTAGACGGTGATTTGACCCACGGGAAACTTTCCGGTAGTGTACGCGCACGTTTGACCGTGCGCGCACCATGCCAGAGCGATGAGGATAAGCGCCTTCATCCGTCGCCGCCCTTCTCGACGGGTGCGACCGGCTCCTGAACCGGCGCGGGCATAAGCTTCTTCAACCTCTTTTTCCGTTTGCGGTGAGCTATAAATTGTCTCGTCATGTTTTCTCCTATATTTGAAAGTCAGGCGCGTACGCCTTTGTTTGCAATTCGTGCGGGTATGGAACCGTCGGCGCGGGCCGGTCGAGGAACCAGCACAGCTTGCCCCATCCGTCGCCCAGGTGGTGCGTGAGTAGATCGTTCGGCCGGTCTTTGAAGTACTCCCAGACTTCCGCATTGTGCCGGTGATATCGCGCCGCGAACGTCGCGCGGTCCGGGTTCTTGCAGCCGTAGACAAGCTGGTGCATCTTGTGTGTGAAGGGCGCGATGTCCCAGAATTGCCGATGCGGATTTGTTGCCGCGTCCCAGTGCCGTTCAACGCTGCGCAGCCAGGCTTCCTCTGGCCGCACCGTCAGAATGAACTTGGAGCCGGGATAGGCCTCGTCCAATTCTCTGAACAAAATCGTGAACGGTAGATCGCAGAACGCATAATGCCGGTCGACCAGTGCGGATCGGCCATCCATTGTTACCTGCTGCCAGACGTCGCGCGCCCAGTTCGCCGTGCCCCAGTGGTGAGAGTTGATGCCGATCACGCCGAACGCCTTATCGAGCGACGTAGTGCCGGTCTTGTGCATCCCAATCCCAAAAATCCTCGTTGGGATCGGCCCGATAACGCGCTGCTTCCCTGCCTTGTTGCGGCAGACCGTGCCAAGCCCGACCTTGCCGAAGTTGGCAATAGGATTCGCCGGGCTGCAAGCGGCGCGCTCGCCGTACGCAACGCCTGCCACCTCTGGATACTCCCTGAAGCGTGCCCTGTCAGTGTGCTTTACCGCGTCCAGATAGCGCGGATCAATTTCGGCGTCTTCGATCCCGAGCATGCGAAGTCGGACCTTGAAGTCCTCATCGTCCGGTCCCCACGTGTTGTACTTCTCGTCGTATCCGCCGGCCATCAGGAAGGCGTTGCGGGTCACGGCCATGCGCCCGTTGATGCCGCGGGCGAGCTCGCCCTTGACCATTTTGGCCCACATGAAGTATTCACGCCCACAATACGCCGCCGCCGCGAACTCGTCCTGTAGGTATTTCGCGAAGCCGCGGCCGGCGAAGTTATCAGCGTCGAGGTTCACCAGGATATCGGCGCCCTCGAGGATGCCGAGCCGGTGCGCCATGTTCTTAGCGTGAGCCATCTGGAAGCGTTCAGGCTCGTAGGTCGAGTAGAATGCCAGCCGGCCAGAATCGATATCGGCTCTGTGATGTTCAGTGATGTAAGAAACTAGATCGTCGCCGCTGTTGTAGTTGAGAAGAACGAACCGCGCATCGGGATTGTCTGCGAGGTTTTGCGGCAGCGTTTGCTTCACGTGGTGCGCGCGGCCTTTGCAAGTCGTGCAGAAAACTACGCTTAGATTTTCCAAAGAGCCCTCCCAAAGTTTTAAGGCCCCTGCAGGATCGTCCGACCCTTCTCAGCTCTGGAAACTTTGGGAGAAACCAGCCCAAGATGTGATGGCGACCCTCGCAGGGACACGTAATATTCTACTCTTTTTCCACGTGTTACGCTTAGGCATGTTCGAGTTTCATCTGCTGCGCGTGATTCTGGGGCTCATGCAATTGGCGATAGTCATCGTTTTGCTGCATCGCGATATCGGGTATCTGGTGAGATTCGGCGTGCTGATGTTCGTCTCAGGCGCGATGAACCTTGCGCCGGCATATCCGGACGACGAAAGCTGGAAATACTTCCTGCAGGTTCCGACCTACGCCGTTATTCTCGCACTGACAGTCGACGCCTCGATTGAATTCTTCGCTTTCCTTCGGCGCCGGACATTCATCGAGGAACGCGGCGCGCTGCTGGTCTTCGCTGCGATCGTCGGATTGATTCCGGTTTGGATCTTCTGGATATGGCCCGGGGACAATTGGTATCAGAACGTCATGCTAATCCGGCAGTTCGTTCTGATGTGGTTGGCCGCCGGCTTCCTTGCCGCCTGGTGCTGGCTTCGTGCGGTGCGCCCGGTCTACACAGAGCACCGGATTGCAGACCACGGCGAGTTCTGGGGCTTTTGGCTGATCTCGGCCGCCGCGCTGGCCTCAACGACGAAGCACGGCGCGCTCTGGAGATTCTCTGAATGGAAAGGCTCTGAAGACCTTTGGCGCATTGCGACAGACGTCGCGCTGCTGGCCCAGGTCTGTATCTGCGTCGGCTTCCTGGTCAATCTGCGGAGTTGGAAGGACGACGCTGCTCCAGCCGTATTACCCGATCCTCCAGCCCCTGGACTGACCCAGCTACGCCGTCTACCGAATCCCTAAGCTGCCGCACTTCGGCCAGTAGGAAAGCATTGGAATGTTCCGTGCGTGCCGGCCGCTGGGTGCGGGTGAGTCGATCCCACGCCCACTTTGCCGCGGCTGCCAGCACGCCGCCAGCGAAGATGTGGACCCAGCCGGTTGGATCCTGATTCGGACCGTTCGCCTCAATCATCGCCACCGTCGCGGTCCATTGGCTGCCTCCGACTCTGAACTAAATAATACCCTTTATCGCGGTACTATTCCAGCGGCGCGCTGAAGCATAGTACTATCGAGGCTTTACATTCAGCAAATAATCATTGCCAATTATCCGCCACATGGATACTATTGGGACAATGAGAAAACCAATAGTGCTACTTTTCACTCTGCTCTGCCTGCTGGCCGTTCAGGGTTTCGCCGCGCTTCCTGTGACTACCTTGCAAAGCCCAGCACCTGGCGGGGCAGCGACAAGCCAACAATTCCAGATTGCCGCGACAGACAGCTCTGGCGCGCAGGACGTCGCGACGTCCTGGCTTATTTTCAGCGTGGACGGAACGTCTTACGTCAACGGGTGCGGGATCAGATTCGTTGTCGCGGAAAATGGAATCCAGATTCTCAACGATGCGGGCAATCTTTGGAGCGCTTCGTCAACGCTTGGCGGCAGCGGCGTATTGAGTAACAATCAGTGCTCCGTGTCCGCGTCGACTGCTTACAAAACTGCTATCGGAAATACGTACGTGTTTTCCGCGATCGTGACGTTCAAGCCCGGATTCTACGGTCCAAAGACGATGCTCGGCCTGTCATCGAACGTCGCTGGGCAATATAATCCGACGCCATATAATCTTGGGACTTGGGGCACCAGCACGGCGAACTATCCATCTACCTTCCTCGTCAGCCCAGCCGGCGGCGGCAGCGGATCGTCAGGCACCTTTACCTTTGGGTCAACTTCCACAGCAGGCGCGTCCGACATCGCCACAAGCTGGCTAATCTTCAGCCCGAATGGAGGATACGCGAACGCTTGCGGCATCTGGTTCAAGCCGCCTAGCAACACAGTCTATTTACTCAACGACGCTGGCACGGATTGGGGAACTGGCGTCACCATCGGATCCGCAGGAACCAAATCCAATTCACAATGCAGCGTCAATACCGCGCAGACTTCCCGTATTGTAGTTGGTGCGAACACGCAAAATTACACTTTCACTGTAACATTCATGCCAGCATTCAGCGGATCAAAGACAATGCTGGGGCTAAGCTCTAACCTAGCCGGCCAGTTTAACCCGGCCTACACTTTAGGAAACTGGACGATACCTATGCAAGATCAAATCATCGGATACGTAAAAGAATCCCCAGCAACATTGAACCCTGGGGAGTTGAATATGTCAAGAATCACCTTATCACAGGCTGGCGAAGACCTGAATACCATGGCGTTGCGCGTTTATCATGGCGGTGATCCTATCACATTCCGGATTCGATACGCTAAACCTAACTCGCAGGTCTGGGTGACTCGGATTGCCACTGTTCCCGCTAACGCTCCATCCGCAGGGACTCCCTATGTCCACACAATCTGTGGGCCAGACAACGGTCACCAATATCAGGGGATTCAGCAAGCAATCCTAGATCCCGTAAACGGGGACAACTATGGAGCCTGCTACTTAGGCATGACTGACGCCACCGGGTATCTTGAATGGACTGGCCAAATCTGGTACAGTACCGCTCCTCAAACATACGGAGAGTACCTGTCCGGAATGATATCGGCTCAGTTCTACATCGGCCCGCAGATCTTCAATCCCAATTTCCCCGGCATTACGGACGGTCCAATGAACGAGGACAATTATATGGGTGCTCTGGTCTATTGGGTTATCGGCTCAGATGGATATCAGGGACCGGCACCTTACTAAATCAGAACGAAAGGAACCCATTATATGAAAACCACACGATTACTCTTTGCTTGTTATCTGCTCTGTCTGTTCTCGGCGACGGCTCAGCCACCTCAGCCTGTAGAAGGCATTAACGTGCTGCCATGGGCTACCATGTATCACTCGTACTGCGCCATCCGGAAATCATCGACCTACCCCTTCGCTGAAACTCCGCTCCCTGGAAAACAAATTGACGTATATACGCAAATGCGTGCTGGAACTGACTGGCACACTCACCAGTTCTTTGATTCGGTGGCGCGGCCTGTAGGCTCATACCAAAGCTCAATCACCATGACAACAGTCCTGAACGCAGCCGGAACCGAGGCATGTACGCCAGACTTCGCGTACAGAAACGCAAACTTTTCCGGGATCATAGACACCACAATGCAGGGTAGCCGTGTTGCCGACAACTTACCAACTGTGACGTGGTTCAACCGGCTCAAGGTGTCAGATTATGATTACAACGGCAATCCGTCTCCGTTTGTCAAGCTGATGCCTAACACATTCACTGGCCCTCTCGATACTCCCGTCGACACCCGACACTGGGACCAAAATGGTCAACCGGGATATTCGAGGTACGGCAAGGCAGTATCTGTCCACATGATGCGAGTCATGTTGTACAATTTCGCTCTGCATGGAGGGACCGCGCACAACATTATCCCGCGCGTGCTTACAGGGTCACTGCCCAATGGTGGATGGGCTGACAACCGGTTCAATGAAGGCGGGTTGGGCTATGCTTTGCCATCATGGGGTGTTCTGTCTTACGCTGAGACGCACCAGTATGGACTCGGGTGGGACATTGAAAACCCTGCGGTCACAGTGGCTAGCAGAGGAGGCACCACCCAAGAGGCTCTTGATGTCTGGCTGGTTTTCAAGGCATCCGTAACTGGAAGTGGATGCAGATTCGGTAAGCTCAATCCACAGACTGGCTTCCCATTTACCGACTACAAAGACATGGGCAACAAATGGGTCGTAATCCCTGTTGTGCATCTAGATTGTTTATTCGTACCGCAATAAAGTGCGCCCGCGAAATAAAATGGGCCGGAAGTCACCCCGGCCCATTCACCGATTCAGGAACTCAGGATTCTCAATTGATTTCAATAGTACCACGTGTTCAATGGTACTATTCCTTCATGACGCAAATTCCAGTAGGTCAAGTTGCTCTTTTCCGACTGCTTCCCGAGGACGACAATGGAACCACGCGGGCCGCTTCCGGAACACTTTCAATCTCTGATCCGACGCTCGCCTACGTGGCGAAAATGCCGGGTCAGGCCAACCAGTATATTGTAGTTTCCCGGGTAGGCATTGCGCCGCCTGTGGGCACTGTAGCGCCCGTAAATGTCACGGTAGCGACGCAGAGCGATACCGGTGTCGAGCTCCCTCCAGTGGTCATACCATTTCAGATTCCCGGTCCGCCCTTGCCGCCGCCGGCCACTCACATTGTCGTCAGCGAAGGTCCGACCGTGCGGGATTTGATCGGCTTCACGCCGCCGCCTGATCCCGGGTCGAGCTCGATCCCGCTCTAACGTGCAGTGTTGAAGTAGGCGACCGTGCCGGGATTGCCTGGCGCGGACGCACAGCGGGCACTCTGGCCGAGCGCAGCATAGACGCCAGTGGTGCCCGCGTCCATTAGGAACGTGCCCACTACCTGCGGTCCGCTGCCGTCGGATCCGCCGATTGCGAGAAAGTCCTTCCCATCAAGCCCGGCACCGGTCGCAACGTAATCTGTCACAATGGCGCAATCCCACAGTTTTCCCACGACCCACGCCGGATCTGTGTTTGTGCTGCCCGAGCCGAACTGAACGTACGGCCCGTAAAACATCGGGACGCCGTAGACGGTGAGAAGCGGCAGCGAGAGAGACTGGTAGCCGAGAGCGCGCGCCGCGGGATTCTTGTCGACGCGCTGAAATGGTGGCGCGTCCAAGCTCATCGTCGATGGTCCCTGAAAGTTCCACGCCGGCGACCCGCCGACGGTGTTCGGACCTAGAACGAAGACCGCATATGCTGGCACGAACACTTCGCCCGCGGGAACCTCGCCGGCGACTGGGAAGTATGGCGCCATGGCGAACAGCGAAATCAGCCGGAAGATGTGCGAAGTGGGGTTGTGCGGTAGGTCGAAGACGCAGAACCCGAATGGATTCGCGACGATTGTGTATTGCGGCACGGGTCCGACGCCCAGCGCGCCCATGTCGCCGAGCGTGCCCTGCACGTCGTTCAGAAGCTGATAGACGATGGTGTCTCCGTTGATCGTGAACTCAAAAACGATATCTCCATTAAGGTAATCATCGCCCGCGCCGTTGCGGTTCGCGGCATACGTGGCACACCGATATACGGCTGAATTGCTGGAGCTGGACGACTGCAGGCGATATCCGCCGCCCCATGTCTGGGTCGAACCGGTCACAGCGTTGCCGGAAAGTGTTTCCTCGTTCAGAAGCGGGCCGGTGATCGTCGCCGTGAAATCAATCCGATAGTTCACGCCGCTGATATGCGTGCCAACGGCAAACCAAACGCCGGACAAGTTCACCGCGGCGACGAGATTTGCAAGCGATCCGGCATTGTCCAAGCCTTCCTCGACGAAAATGCAAGCCGTGGTGCTGCCTGGAATCTGTTTGAACGGATCGTAAAACGAATATTGCTGCCCTGCGATCGTGAGGATTCCGGGCGGTGCGCTGCACCCGATGACCGTTTTAGGCAGGACCGTCACGCCGTCCGTGATCGGAAATCCGAGAGGATAGGTCAGTGTCCCTTGAGCGTGAAGACCCTCGACCAATGTCCATCCAGCCGACAAGAGGAGGTTCGTCCAGTCCACAATAAACCGCTCTTGGCTCGGCCCGACGACCACCGTTGATGTCGCCCGGCCGCTGTGTTTTATATCCATCGCATCGATGAGCATTTTAGTAACTCTGATTGCCGACGCTGATCGCGATAACGTCGGTGATCAATTGGAGAGACGAATAGAATTGAGAGTGCCACGTGATGCACTCGACCTCAAAAGTGTTGCCGCCCGAATCCTGATCGGTGAACGTCTGCACCTGATCAAGCGTCGTCGCCGCCGTCTGAAGAAAAGCGTCCCAGAGTTGGCCGCGAATGTTCCAGTTCCAGCCGAGGAACGCATCGATATTCAGGACAGTGTGCGCCGAGTAGGTGATTGCTGGCCACGCAATCTGATCCGTGCCAAATGGATTGTTGAAATCGGCCAGGGGGAACAGCGTCAGGTACCCGCTGTCCGGGCTGATGCTGTTATTGTCCGGCGCAACGACGATCACGCCATTTTCGTAGTAGCACATGCAGGCATAGCAGGTTGCCTGCGTGCGGAAGTCAAACCCCCACTGAGCGCCACCGCAAGACCACCACATATCCGTGATTGTCAGTGGCGTCAGCCCTGCGACGCAATCACCGGAGCTCACCGGAAGCGCCGGGATACCGCCTGCGAATGCACTCCAGCCGTCGCCCGCCTGCCCGGGCACAGAAATAAAGATCTGAGCCTTTCCGATGACGGTCTGAAATCCAGCGTAGTGCGCGTTCGAAAGGATCTGATATTGAAAGCTGATGACCGACTCGGCCATATTCATGAACTGAATCACCGGGCCGCGGAAGTTGTAAAGCGGAACGCTGGGATGATCGATGCGATACGCGAGGTCTTGCTGTACAAGCATTTTCGCCTGATACGCGCCCGGGTCCGGCGACGTCAGCACGTAGACATATCCATCCGTTAGGAGCCGGTCGCGCACCCATCCGGCGATGATCAGTTGCGGCTCGAGGTCTTCGACGAAGTGAGCCGCCGTGTCAGCCCGGAGCGTGCTGTTGACAATCTTGTGCTGGCTGTAGGCAATGGGCATTACGGCGTCGTGACGACGGTGATCAGCCGATCCTGTGCACCGGTCGCCGTGAATCGCAGCGTGATCACATTGCCGTTGAGGTCGGATGAAGCAAGGTCGATCTTATAGATTCCATTCGAAACCTCAGTGACGGAGTTGGCGCATGATGCGACCGCGGCGCCGTCGATGCTGCGCGACGCTGCGACCGTGAGCCCGGTCTGCGGAACGTTCGTCGCCGCGTTCAGCATGACGAACTCGAAATTACTGAGCGCGACATTCTTCACGGTGTTCGACTGAATCGCCGGCCGACCGCTCGATAGGCTCACCTGTCCCGACCCAGTGCCGCTGCTCAATAGAACGCTGGCGCCGATGTCGCGCGCTGTCTGAGCGCTGCCGCTGCCCGACGGGCCCAGCTTGACCGTCGTCGCATCGGCCAGCCCTGAACTATCGACTACCAGCGTGCGGCCGGCCGTCGCTGGCTTGAGCGCGGAGTCCTTGCGAATGGTAAACGATGCGATGGCCGATCCAGCCACGCTCACGGCGTCGACGCTGCCAGCCGTCAGCACGGCGTCGAAGAATGAGCCTGCTGAATAGAACGTGCCGTCCGAGCTTGTATCGATCGCGACGTGATTCAGGCCTGTCCGCGAGTCAAAGTTGGTCGTCAGGCTAACGCCGCTGGTGCTTTCTGTGGTGCTGGCGTCCTTGTAGACCGCGATTGCCGGCGAACCTGCCAGCGTGAACGTCGCGCCGGTCGACGGCTGGTAGGTCGAGAACTTGCCGTAGACTAGTGTGCCTGCGTCATAATCGCCGAGATGTTTGCTCATGAGAAGAATCCTTGGAGCGGGTTAATCCCGCCGTACAGCGCATTGCCAAATACCGTGCCGCCGCCGCCCGGCGCCTGGGGAGTGCCAGCCAGAATGAAAGACCCGGGCGCGTTCTGATTATTGTATTCGGTGACGGTCCAACTGACGGCCCGATTGGTGGACGAGTAGCGAATCTCGTCCATTGAACCCGTGAGCCCTTCTCCGCCGCCGGAGAACTGCCCCAAGTAGAGGATTTCCGTCGTAGTCGGCTGCGGCCCGGCTGCCGTGGTCGTGCCCTGCGATGCGCCATCAAGCACCAGCGTTATCAGCGTCGTTGAGGCAGAGAACCCCAAGATGCCGGCCACGTAATGCCAAAGTCCGTCCGTCACCGTGCCGGAAGATCCCACGCCAGGATTGCCGCCGAAGATCACAAAGAAGCTGACTTTATTCGCCGTGTCGATGCGCAATGCGAAATTGCGATTGGATCCGCCGTCATCGCGCCGGATAATATCCTGCAGCGTGCCGGTGAGACTGGATTTAAACCACGCGCTGAAAGTGACTGAGGACGCATCCATTCCAGAAACAAATGGAGCCGTGAGGAATTGCGAGTTCCGGACAAGCCCGACGCCGCCATCGATCTTTCCGGCGACCGCGGTAGACGATCCGTTATTCGTCGCCGTGTTCGCGTGCGAGGTCGAATCCGTCAGGCCGAGCGTCGCGCCGTCTGCTAGATGCAGGACAGTGAGATAGTTGGAATCCCAGACCGCCTGAGATCCGAACGTCGTCCCGGCGCCAGGTTGAGTCTGGCCGCCGCCCGCGTTATACCAAACGTAAATCGTTGTATCGACACTACTTGAAATCGTAACCGGTACCCAGATCTCAGCCACAGCCAGAGACGCCGTAGCGTTCTGCGTCCAGATGACAATCTCGCATGGAAGCTGCGCGGATCCGCCTGCGTCGGAAGAGAATCGGATATCGCCGCCGTTGGACTGGGCCGCATTGCCACCGCCAAGCGTAACCATCTCAGCCGGTAGGCATCCGGAATCGTTGGTAATCAGCACGGGAAATGCGGTCGCATTGGCAGAAACCTGCCCATGCTGAATCACCAGCGCGCATTGTCGATTCCATCCCGTCGGGAATGCCACTTTAACTTATTCCTCCAACCACCGGCCCGAAGCCTAACAGCGTCCAAAGGCCAGACGATCCGCCCGAAGGACTAAGCGTAGCAGAAATGGTGATATTCACGCGATTATTCCCCGGATCGTCGGTAATGGTGATCGTGATTCCTGTGCCAGCGATAAAGTTCAGAATTGGCCGCGTGCCGATCGGAATCCCCTCAGACTCCGTTTCAATTGTCGCCAAGTCCCAAACAATGCCGTCAGGCTGTGCGCTGTCCGCCGTCAGGACCTTCCCGTTGCTGCCGACAGGGAATCTTACAGGCTGGTTGACGACAGGCGAGCCAGCAGGCCCGTACGTGAGCAGATCCCCCTTTGTGGTGAGCGGCAGCGCCGCGGCGACGTCTATCCAGCCATCATCGTAATCGGTATTCGATAGCTTGCCGAGCACCTGCCCGGTAGTTCCGCCGGCCGGCACGCCGATGCCCGGGCTGCCGCGGAGAGCGACGATATCCCAGAACGCGGGCGACGTGTCCGGCTGGTTGCCGCTATTGGCGTCCTGTAGGCTTATCCAGCTTGATCCGTCGAAGGAAACCGCATCGCCCTGCTTGTAGTCGGCTGACGGACTATACGGGCCCATCCACTGCCCCATGACCTGAACCTGCGTCACGACGCCCCACTGCACGGTAACGGTCGCGACGCCATTCTTGTCCTGCTGGCTGTCGCCGCCCGTGATGTCCCATGTCATCGTGGCGCCGCTGACGAGGTTCTGATCGGTAATCGCGGTTTCAACCTTCGTCTTGATCGGTGTGGCTGCCGGAATAGTAAGCGTGCCGAGCACCGCATCGCCAGAGTTTACCCGCACAACAAGATCTGCTGAGATGGCCTTGCGCAATACCCCGGTGATCTTTATGCCGCGGCCGGTGCCCTGGTTCGTCAGGTTTGGCGCGATATTCGTGCCTGGCGTCGTGTCGTTGATATCGATCGTACGCCAGTACATCTGCGGGCCGGGTTGGCCGCCGCCGATACCGTTTCCACCGGTCCCCGGTCGCAGCGTGGCCAGCGTTGCCCGGTAGTCCCAATTGATGAGCGGTGAACCGACCATGGTCACCGTGTACAGGATTACATTGTCATCGGTCGTAATCTCGACATCGGAAATGCAGAACGGCGCCGCGGAGAGACCGAATATGGAAAGCGTGACGCTGATGTTCTGGCCGATCTTCAGCCCGGGCCGGTAGGTCTTGATCTGAATCCGCTTCGGAATGACGCCGTACTGCCCAGCGATGGCCGCTGCCAGAGTTTCGCCGTCGGTCGCCGTCGCCGGGTTGTCCTGCTGAATTACCGCCTCATATAGCCCAGTTCCGCTCTCGACCTCCTGCCGTTCTTCCTGCGCTGCGGCATTCGCCGACGCTACGATGCCCTGAACGAATAGCGGCGCGGTAACCGCCAGCGTGACAGATGGCGAAAGCGGTGCGCCCGCCGGGTCCTGAGTGATGGCGGTAGATCCCTGATTCCAATACCAGGCGCTTCCGGTATTGATGCCGAGAACTCCGACCGAAACAGGCGTGCCGTTCTCCGTGATCGTGGGTGTGCTGGCGACTGGGTTCGCCATCTGGAAAGTTTTGGTCGAACTGTCGCCGACGAACGATTGCGTGACCGGGTCGGAGATTTCATTGCTGAGCCGGACAATCGCGCGGTCGATGAACTCTGAACGATCCCATGTGCACTGAACTGCGGCGAGCAGACTGCCGTCGCAATTGCTTCCGTCGATATCCCACGGAGCCGTGAATGTGGTTTGATCAGCCAGCCATATTTTCTTATTTGTGTCTGTGAACCAATGAAGAAACGTTGTCGTGTCGCTTCCAGATTTCACCAGTTGGTCGAATGCATCGCCGCATTGCGCATACGAAGCCGTGAACGTTGGAATCACCGGCCCGTCAACCGCGCCCACAAAGTCTAGCCCTTCGGATCCAAGTGCGTTAACGATGAGAAACCGCATGATCTCCGCAACGGTCATGTTCGTAAACAGACCATTCTGCGGATTAGAAACAGCCGGACTGCCGCTTGAAAACGTAGGTTCACCCGTCGTGCGTTTATAAGAAAGACTATCCCAGGAGACGCAATCAATCGCCCATTGTCCGAGCGGCGAGCCGGGCACGTTCGAACCTACGATATTGTCAATCGTGCCGCCGAAAGTATCATCGCCGTGAATGCGAAACAGAACCGGCTGCCCGATTACAGGCTTCGGCAATTCATCGAGAAAGGTGAATGATGCGACGTCGTGCGAAGTCAGAGAGAACTGCACATTTCCCGAAGCAATAAGCGGCCAGCCGCGCTGGCGAAATATCGTGGTATTGCTGGAGATATCGCCGGTCGTTTCGTCTGCCGGTTCCTGCGTGGTCGCGTGAGTCGAATCGGTGACTGCAACGATCACAGTCCGAAGCATTCCATTTTCCGCACCGGAAGCTATCGGATGCTCGGCACCAATCACCCAGATCGGCTGTCCGATATCCGCCGCTGTGAAATTGAGCCTGCCGGATGCGTCGAAGATTGCGGTAGAACCGCTCGTCATCGTGCAGCTTCCGACGTCACCCAGTCGCAGTACTGCCTCAATTGTTGAAACAGGATCGTACGTCACTGCGGGAACCGTCCAGCCGGGAACGCGCCCGCCAATTTGCTCATGCGGATTCCGCGATTGAAGACGTCGCGCACCTTAGTATCGGTGACGTCGGACGCGACCGTATCGATGGTGACGTTGACGTTTGTGCTCTGATCGGCGACCACCGCTTTATTTGTGCTGAACGTGCTTACCTGGGATTGCACTGCCGACGAATGGATTCCGCCCATGTTCGTCAGTTTGTCGAGGTCGATGTTGATGTTCTGCAAGTAGGTCTGGAGGACGTCGCCGTTCCATTTCGCGATATCCGAAAGAGTATTCCGGATCATATGCGAATCGTTCAGCAGCGAATCACCCTGCGTCACCAGCCCGATTTTCAGATAGCGCGTGCTTTCCTCAATGGCGTTGAGCGTGGTTTCAGACTGCGCCGCCTGGAAATTACCGAAGATACTGGATGCCGCCGTGAGCCCGGTGAACACGCTAGTCAGAACGCCGGTCAGGCTGGAACCGACAGCGCCAGCAGCGCCGCTGGGCGATCCTCCTGGAACTCCAGGGACGCTCGGCGCATTACCGCCTCCTGGCGCTGCGCCGCCAAGCCCTGGTATGCTGCCAATTACTTTACCGATTGCCTTCTCTAGCGGGTCCAGCAGCACCTTGAACATGATATTGAGAAGGTCTTTCGCCAAACCTTGCCAGAGCGTTTTCCAGAGATCGCCGAAGCCTTTCAGGTTCACGACGCTGTCGGCCAGTCCGCGCTCTAGTGAATCGAACGTCTTCTTATTGATGGCCTGGATATCCTCTCCCAGCGTCCGCTCACGACGCCCGCGCGCCTGAACTGATCCTGCATGGCTGGCGTCGAGCTTATCTAAATCGTCCTGAATCTGCTTTAGAGTTTTATCGGCCTCATCGCGGGTAATTGTGCCGACTTCCAGCGCCGCGCGAATTTCGGCCGCCGCTGCCGTCAATGCCGCCTGCGCCAGTTCCTCGTACGTCGCGACGCCGGAATCGAGGACAACCTGATACGCTGCGTCGGCCTTATCGGCGAGATCTTTGTAATACTGCTGACCCTTTATCCCGAGCGATTCTAACGCCGCTTCCAATTTCGCGTAAGGGCTCGTATCGAGCGCGGCCTGTGCTGCTTCGGTCGTCGCCTGCGCCAGATCTCCCATAAGCGGAATGAGTTCTTTCACGCCAGCCAGCAGGTTTGGCAATGGACCGTCAACCCATCCCTGAGACGCTCCAAATACATCCTTCAGTCCGCCATAGAAATCGGCTAGCTTATCCCGTGCGGCTTGCAATCGAATCGTCAATAAATCATGCGTGGTAATGAGTTGTCCGGTAGCCTCGTTCCACTTCGCTGTTGCGTTAACGACTTCCTGCTGCGCCGCGATTTCTAGCTTCTCCATCGCGATCCACACAGAGAGTTGATCAGTGAGATCCTTGAAACCTTTGACCTTATCGCGCGTGGCTTTCAGTACCGGGTCTTCGCCGCCGCTACCGGTCGGCGTGAACGTTGCAGAGATTTTCTTTGCTGAATCAGACCAAATCGCGGTAAGCTGATCCGCCGTTTTCTTGGCGTGATCCTGAATCGATTGATCCGTATATTCAGAAGCCGTTTTAACGCTCGCGTATGCGTTCGCAGCGGCAATGGCAGCGCCGGTAAGATCTCCCTTCATCACTGCGAGTGCGACTGTGCCGAGCCCCTTTATCCCTTCGATGGCTTCCCTGGTCATGCCGATCACTTCGACGGTGACCAACTGAACGCCGCCGATGATCGCAATCAGGCCGGATGCTATGACCTTCATTGCGCCGGAGAAAACATCGACAATACCAGCGAAATTAGAACCGATTTCCTGAAAGATGAACTCTGCCTGGTTCTTTAAATTCGTCCATACGCCAAGAGTGTTCTGCGCTTGCCGTTCTGCTGCATCGCCAAACTTCGCGTTGATCGCGTCGATTACGTCGGCGACATCCTGCTGCGCATCCTGGCCGCCCTTCTTCAATTTTGCTTGCGCGTCAGCGATGGATACGCCCATCGAATCGGCCATGTCCTGCCAGGAAAGACCCAGTGCGAAAAGCTGCCGCGCCGACACCGCGCCGGTTACGCCGATACGTTCAATCGATGCTGAAGCCGCATCGAAGCTCTTGCCGGTCGCCGCTGCCGAATTGCCGGCCGCGATTAGAATTGCATTGAGCCCGTCGCCCGTTCCAAATTGAGCAGACAACGCCTGCGCCTGGTGAGCGAGATTCTCAAATGGCACAGCGAGTTGAATGGAGAGATTCTTTAGTTCGTCTACCTTTTCTGCCGCACCTGCAGCGCCCGCACCCATCAGATCCAAGCTAGTAGTCAACTGCTGAAGACGGCCGTACGCCTGAAGAGATTCTTCGCCGATTCTCTGGATTGCGGCAGCCGTAACGACCGTTGCGGCGAACCCCAGCAGAGAATCGAGCAAGGAATTCGAGGCTTGTGCGGCATCGTTCAGCGGTGGCGCCGCGCCAGCTGCCGCGGCTCCGACAGCCTGTACTCCGGTCGCCGCCTGATTGGATGCTGTACCAAGATTCTCTTCAGAAGTCGCGACCTGCGCGGTCTGCGCCTGAAGCGCGGCGAACGCCTCGGCAGCAGACATTCCGGTTTGTAGGAGTGCCTGAAGCCGCGCTTCGGCATCCTCCGTCGGCTTGATGACGCCAGTCATGGCGTCGGCAGTCCCGAAGATCGCCGAAGTCAGAGCGTTTGCACCGACCGCACCCGATTCTAAAGCACTGCCAATTTGTTGCCCAGCAGATTGGGCGAGATCCTGCGATTCCTGAAATGACTTCTCAAGCCCGGAGTAATCGCCGACGATCTGGACTGATGCGGAACCGATTACGACGTCGCCTTCGGCCATGTCAGTTCACCTTACCAATTTCGCGGAACATAAGCGGCACTCCATCGCCGTCGCCCTTGCGCATCATATCCAGCCTGGATCTTTCCATCATGACATCAGCCTTCTCACGCAGCGCGGCAGCCTTACGTTCTACGCGCGCATTGGGATTTATGAAGTCTTCGGGAAGGAAGGGAACGTCGTCGGCAGGTCGGAAGTGGGCATTGTGGAAGCTGGCTTCCTTTCCTGCCCACACCATTTTGAGAGCGATGTATTCGCGTGGCGTCATCGTCCAAAGCCTCCATTCTGTCAGCCCCAGACCGTACGGCGACACGCCGAAGGCCCAAATATTGAGCCATTCGTCGGTTGTCAGTTCAATGGCGCTTGCGCCCCTGTCTGATCCGCCGACGCTGGGGCCGCTGTCGGCGGGGCTACTTTTAGCATCGCCTGCATAGTGGCCGAGCAAACCTCGCTCCACTTCTCGTCTGGTATAACGGCTGCCCAGTATTCCGGAGAAGGGATCGCGGCCGGCGCGCCAGGGTTGTCCTTGTCGATGAAGTTGGAAGCGACCGCGCAGGAGAACAGTTTCATGGCAAGCGCCATCGCCCTCGGGTCCATATCTTCCGGCTTTTCCGGACGGCTGAAGGCGCGGAAGTCAGCCGTCCGGATGCCGAGTACCGACATTTGGTACTTCGCGAGGAAGTCGAACTTGCAAACGAGCTTGCGCCCCATGATCTCGACGATTGGGAACGCGGGCGGTACTGGTGTCAATTCTGGCATTACGCAATCACCGTCGGCGCGCCGTTATTGGAAAGCTGGATACTGCCGTGAAACACGTCGCCGACTTTGCCATCGATGCTGACATCAGTCACATAAGCCGGGAAGCTGTCCGAAGTGTTCGAGCCGTCCGGGTAGACAATCTTGAAAGTCGTAAGGACCTTGTTGATCATCAGGTAGCGAAGGCCGGTTGTGGTGCTGGCCGTAGTGTTATTATGCGTCGGCTCCAGCGGAATAAAATATACCTTGAACGTGATGTTACCCATGTCCAACAGTGTCGGAAAACGCCGGATCCAGGCGTCGCAAAAGTTGGTCGTCTCGACCGTGTTGGCCTTCGTTGGCAGGGTGAAGTCGTAAGCATTGGCGATAGTGGCATACGCTGCCGGACTCCCAATGAGTGCTTGAATCAGCGTCCCCTGAGTGCCGAGTTGCGCGCCAAAAGTGGAAGTGCAAGCCATCGTTTATTCTCCTATTCGTCCTTGCTGAAAATTCGCACGTCCATGACGCGCTGATAAACCGGTTGATCCGTCATCGGAAACACCGCGCGCCGGTTCGACAGCACGATGTTGTTGTATTGCGAAAGTCCTGAAATACCCACCAAGTTTAATTGGTCGAAGAAGCTCAAGAGCACGTCTGAAACCTGATCGGCCGCCGTCACTCCAACGCTGTATTGCCCGCCCCATATCGTGAACTGAAAGCGCGAAAAGCTCGTATTCAATCTCGCGCAATAGACATAGCTTGGCGCGTTCGACACTTCCTGCATTACGACCGAAGGATACGCCGCCTTCTGAACCAGCGTCGTGTCGAACCAGCGGAATATCACCGGAGAACCAGAACCCAGGAGGTTCAACAGCGGGAATGTGGTCACAGCCGGGCTGCCCGCCGTCACGCTGTAAGTAAGCGCCGCCGTCCTGATCCGCTCTGCTAAGCTCGCCATTCACGTTGTCACCAGGCGCACAGAAACGCGCGTCATCTTGGATTGAGAATCGGATTCGACGCCCAGAATATCGTAGTTCGTCCCGTCGATCACGCAGCGCCATCCCTGACGCCATCCTGCATTGAGCAGCGGATAATTCGCATCCAACAGCACGTGGAGCGGTCCAGTGGCGGCGATCTCAGGAATAGCTTTCATCTCATCGGCGCGAATCGACGTATCCGAGAAGTTGTATGGTGGCGCGGTGCACGCGATGTTCACGAGCCCGAGCACGTTCGCATACGTGCCGTCCGGCGCGCCAGTGCCGCCGAGCACGGAAGACGGAGCTTGCGCGGTGAACAGGCTGACGAGCAGGCCCGTAGCGATCACGGCTGGCATGATTCCATCGAGTTCGTAACTGAGCGATTGGTTCATTCTTTCTCTCTGTCGACTTCCGACTTAACGCCCTTTGCGAATTCCGCTTCGCCGGTCACTCTTACCAATTTCGCTTGAATCCCGTTCGTTTGCTCCTTCAGGTCGGAAATATTCTGCTCATTCCGCTTGCCGCGCTCATGCCCCATGAATAAAAACGCCGCGTTGATGACTGAAACTAAGACGGTAGCGATCGCGCCCACCATCGAAATCATTACCGGATCCGATATCAAAACCCCCCACCGCCTGATTGACGTTGGATCTGGTTCCAAAAACGATCAACGAACGCCCAGACGGTCGGGCACTGCTCAATGATCATGAATGCTCCTGAATTGTCGTCCACATCCCGGTACGCCTGTGCCTGATCACGGAGCGACTTCGCCGCGACGTTCGGCGAGAGCTTCACATCGAGCAATTGCGTGATCGAGCTCAGCCGCGATTTGTTGGCGGCCAGCGCGTCGAGAAGCAGCGCCGCGCACCGCAGATACGCCACCGGCTGCGAAGGAAGATTGCGCCCGGTCGGCGGCGAGAAAAACATCGAGCTTTGAAACTGCGCCGCGTTGATCTGGTAAGCGGAATTGATCTCGGAGTCCTCGAAGATATGGTTCGTCTCCTGCGTGTCGCTGATTAGCAGGCGAACGTAATCAATCTGCGGATTATCTCCGAATTGGTACGAAAAGCTCACTTAATGGCTGCCCCAAATACTGCCCATCCGAGAATTCCCAATAGCACGAACAGCAGAACGTTCCATACGCCAGCCCTGAACGGATACGGCTGCCCGGGCAAATAGTCTCTCCATAGGCCGAAGATCAGGGAGATTATCATCAGAAACCAGAACAGAACCGATAAAGTCATGCTGCCTCCAAAAAAAAGAGCCGCCCGCCCCTGTCGAGCGAAGCGGCTCCAAAGGAAGAATCAATCGCTTTAGGACCCGCTGCCGTCGCTTGCCACGGTCGAGCGTCCGTCGATTTGCGTCCCACCCATGACGGTAACGATCTTCATATCGTTATCCATGGTGTAAAAGTCGCCAAGCATCGGGTCGACGCCGCCGCCCATCCGCTGCGTGTTCGGTACCTTGGTAAAGATCTGCGGAACCTCGAAGCCGTTCAGGAATCCGACTTCCGTGTTGGGCCGGTTCTGGCTGTTCGGATCGACCGTCAGACCCCAGGAAGTATTTTTCTTTCCGGACGTGGTGCAGACAATCGGGATGTAAGGGTCCATCACCGGGTCTAAATTCTGCACAATCCAGTTGTTCGTGTTCACGAACTGGCCGGGCTGCGCGGAGCCAGCGACGCCGCCCGCCTGCGTGAGGTAGACATTGAGCTGGTTCATGAGGTTATTCGCCGTCGCGTGCAGGCTAGGTCCGTACCAGAGTTTCACGCGGCCAGTGATCAGAATCGGGTCGCCGGTCGAGTCGCGCATGCCGGCCAAGATATTGAAAGCATCCTGCAATCCGGCGATGCTGAGCGGAGGGTTATTGCTGGCCGCGCCGTTGGCGGTCACGATCTTGTTGCCGTAGCCGGTGGTGTAGAGCGAAGCGTTCGGCCCGTTCGCGTCCATGTAGAACCCGGTGATGAACTTGGAGATCCCGCGGTTGCCGGCGATGGCGAGCCGGTTCGCCAGGTCCTGGAAGATGCCAAGGTCATCGTTCACCATGGCCCTCCAATTAACGCTCGTCATCGCCTGATACAGAAGCGGCGAGTACGTGAGCGCGGGCGAACTACCGGATGCGGGCTGCGTGGCGCCGTCCTGCGGAACGGGCGGCAGCAGAGCGCGCTGCGGAGGTGGTGCCGCGGCGTCCATCGAAGTCAGAGGAGTGACGACACCGTCCTGCAGGTAGCGCTTGACGGTGCGGAAGTCGCGTAGCGTGTGGATCTTCACCAGCGACTTGTTCACGATCGGGTACGCGCTGTAGTAGCCGTAGTACATCCGGTCGAGAACATCGACGTAAAGCGCCTGGTAGTCGGTCACGCTCATGGTTTCTTTCAATCCCATGATGCGGCCGCCTGCGGCGTAAAGACCCGGGTACCGTTCAATCAGGACGCCGACGAGCGTCTCGTCCGTGGGGCGCATGGCCTGCTTGAGGAAGACCGGGTCAAGATTTCCCTGGAGACAGTCGGCGTAGAGTCGCGCCGCTTCGACCACTCGCCGCTTATGCTGCACGCCAGCATCTCGCCGCGCCGCGGTGAAGCCAGCCAGTGCGGGCGAGTCGGGAGTGTACGTTCCTGCTGCTGTAAATTCGAGCATTAGATTTCTGCCTCCAGAACCACCGTTGCGCTGGTGGAAGTCGTCGCGCTCGCGATAATGGATGCGCTCGGGTCAAGATGGCCGAACAGCGTCCCACCGGTTGCCTTACTGAGCACCAGCCCGGTCGTGATATTGGTCGTCGAGTCGAGCGTACCCGTCGCGTAGATCTTGTCTCCCGGGTTGACCGCCGATCCCGTGATGGGAGACACCACCGTAGCCGCGATCACCGTCAGCGTGAAAGAGCCGTTGCACAAAAAGGTCGTCCCTCCGGTATTCGCCTGATAGTCATCGAGCGCGACGCCTGGAATCGTGCCGATCAGAACCGGGTCGCCAGACAGGACCGTCGTCGGACAGAGCGCGAATCGGCGAGATACATTCGTGCCTGTATATACCTGATTGCGCATTACTTGTCCCCCTTAAGAACAAAGCCAGCCTTGAGCGCTGCCGTCTCTTCTGCCTCATTGCGGACGACTCGAATCTCCCCATCCTCGTCGATAAAGGTCTTGGGGAACCTCGCGACTTCCGGCTTTTTGTCGGGCCGCACTTCCGGCGCCGGCGCATTCGGATGTTCGCTGCGGCTGCCGGTGCGCGGGTCGATCGGGTCCGTATGCGGCTGCGCCGCCTGAACCGCTGCCTGCGCCGCGTCGCCGCCGGGCCCCTCGGGGGGATCTTTTGGCGGATCCGAGAGCGCGTAGCCGTCCGCGATCGCCTGCTGTTCCTCGTTCGGGTTATGGACGATGCGGTCTTTCGATTCGCGCCGCTTGAAAGTCTTCGGATACATTACGCCGCCCTCCCTTTCGCCGCGAATGTGGCCGCGTCCTTCGGCAGGCCGAGCGATTCGAAGATTCGGACAGCCTCTTCCTCGTCGGTCTTCGCGAGTGCTGCGCGCCGGGCCGCCTCTTCGGGCTTGATCTCGAGCGGCGCCGCGCCCATGCCGACGACGCGCCCGCTGCCGGTCGATGCCGCAATGACCGCGCCGACGCGCTTCACTTCGGCGTTTACGGCTTCGGCGAACTTCGCCTCGTCGAGCGCTCCGTCCTTCTGCGTAATGTTCTGCAGAACAGTGTCGATCACCATGGACTTGGCCGCTTCGTGAAGGGTTACGTCCTTTAGAATCTTCGTTGCCGCTTCTCGGGCATCCCCTCGTAGGGCGCGCTCGGTAAGAGGTACCTGCTGTGCGAGCACCGGTGCGAGCGCCGCCTTAACGGCCGCTTCTACCAGTTTCGTTACTTCGGCTGCATCCATTTCGGCTGCGCCTCCTGTGTTGGGATTGGCGGGTTTCGCCGCCTCGGTCAAAATCATTCCACCGGCGCCGGCGCGCGTGACGACATCAACGCTTTCGGCTCCGGTCAATTCCTTTAGAACCGGCACGCCGTGGCTCGTCTTGCCGGCTTCGGCGATGCCAGACGCCCTGATACTCATGCCGACGTGCGCCGCTTTCTCCTCAACCATCTGCGCGTGATCGGCAAAAACCTTCATGCGCCCGTATAGCCCAGGCCCTTTGGCGTGATTCTCGTGATAGACCGCTGCGGTCGTCAGAACCCCGGCAAGGTTCGCAACGTCGCCCTCCGGCCGCTGAGCCTCTTCTGCTGCGGTCGGATGGTTGAGGTAAACGTGGGTGCCAGGGGTGAAGACTTTCGGGCCATCGCGCTTGAGGACTTCGGCGGGATAGAACGCGCTGGAACCTTTGCCGGGAGCGATGAGCTTAATTTCGTAGTCGGCGCGGGATTCTTGCAGGACGATAACCTCGGTTGTCTCGGCGGACTCGGTGAGCTTTAATGGCGCTGTTTCACGTGAAACATGCGCCTCGCTCACTCCGCAGGACGCGCCCAGCGCGACCGCGTGGTCGTGCATCATCTGGATTTTGGATTGATCCTCGGAAGAGTTGCGCTTGCCAACTTCGGTTGCTGCAATTTCTGCCATTTCTGGAAATGATGATAATGCGGCACTTGCGAACGTACCAAGCAGAACACTAAATAATTGACTCAATTGGGGTGTATAATGCCGTACATGGAAGACGCGAATTGCTCGAAATGCGAAGCCGTTTTAGACACTGACGGTTACCCGAAGTGGTGCAAGAAATGTCGCGCCACGCATCGCCGGGAATATGAGTCTACAAAGAAAGAAATGTCTGAGACGCGCGGGTATGCCGCCGGATGCTCGGCCATGCGCGATTTCATGGCGACCTACTTCCATCAGTTCGGGAATGCCAAGATGAGCGGATTTGAGATCGCGGTAATGGCGCGCCGCGCCGGGCTACCCCAGTGAGCGGAACACTGACGCTTACCGCCGCCGTTACGCCCACCGTTATCCGGATGTCGATCGTGCGCGCGAAGTCGGCGATTTATTACGTCGACGTGCTGCAGGCTGACGGCGTGACGCCATTCAATCTTACCGGCAGCGTGATGTACTTCCACGCGTCGAACGGATCCTTCGTGATCGACAAGTCTACCTTGCTCGGCGGAAGTCCGGCTGTCATCCAGGGGATCACCTACACGAATGCTGCGCTCGGCCTGGCGACGCTGACGATCGATCCGACCGACACCGACTCGCTCGGTGCGCAAGGCGTCTTCGGCATGCCGTGCGAATTCACGCTTACGGGTGGTTCGCCGGCTGGGACGCTGGAACTGGCAACGGGCAATCTGACGATATCGCCGAATGTGGGGACACCATGACCGACGAAGGCAAGCCGCTCACTGTCGATAATCTGCTTGCCGCGCTCGACGAGTTGCGGGAAATGGCGAGCAAGGAAGGCAAGCGGATTACACTGGAACCGCCGCTATACATCGATGTCGAAGAGACTTACAAGCGATGGATGAAGGCTCGCAATGAACATCCGCGCTAACGTCACATTCCAGGCTGGGTCATTCGCGCGATTGGAAGCCATCATCGTGCCGCGGATCATCGCCGCAGTCGACGGCGCGACGGAACTTGTTCTAAGCGCCAGCCAGCAGCTTGTTCCAGTCGACATCGGCGAGCTCGTATCGTCCGGCGGCCGCGAAACGCAATGGAAAGGCCAGCGCGTGACCGGCAGCGTCAGCTACACGTCGCCGCATGCGAGCTTCGTTGAGTTCGGTACTGGCATCATTGGCAGCGGAACCTATCCGTACCCGCTGCCACAGGAAGGCGTCCCGTTCACAGGCTCATGGACGTACGATTACAAGCATCAGAACTGGCCTGGATTCTACGCGCGCCCGTATCTGCGGCCGGCGCTGGATATGAATCAAGGCAGCATCGTGCAGCTATTTGGCAGCCACGGTCTTTGATGCGCGCTTCCTGATCTCTCAGCGTTCGCGCGAACTGCTTGCGGTATAGCATCCTCACGCGAAGACGTTCCTTCTGTCGCGCCGGCCAGTCCTGCAACGCATCCTTCACCAGCAGGCGAATTCTCACGGCGTGACCGTTATGCCGCGAATCGCCAGCAGATTCTTTTTCAGGTATCCGCAGTTCGATCCGATCTCCGTTTGAGTAAGCGCGACGCCATGGTGATATGCAACAAATACGATATTTCCGCGAAACTGTGCGGACGTTGTTTCCGGTGAACCGCCGATCCACGTCACCGCGTTGGTAACGTTCGGCGTACCCGCGCCTGAGCTTGCCGGTGCCAACCGCGTTTGAGTCTTCTGCATGAACGTATTGCTCGTCGTCATGGCTCCGGTGACGTGCGTCGCCGCGATGCAATAGTAATTATTAGCGGTGAACGTGCTGTTCGCCGAGATCTGGAACGGAGTGTCATTGCTGAGGTACATGGCTCCAGTCTGAATAAGCCCGGCTGAAAGATCATGCGCGGTCGTCGCGACTCCGACAGCCCATGGCGGTTCAAAGCGCGTGAGATCTGAACTATTGATTACCTCGATTATCGTGTAGGTCGGATCTCCAGTAATGCCACTATTTACGGATGTCTTGCAGGTTGAGGTCGTATTCGAACTATTGAAAGACAGCCCCGAGGCAGTCAACGCCGCATTCGTGATAGAGGTCATTGCACACCCGATGGTAGGGCTTAGGACATTCCAAAAGCTGATCCCTCCGCTTGAGTTGAACGGATAAATCGTATTTCCGATGTGAGTATACATGTCCCATACCTGCGAGAGAGAATTGTCTAGACCTTTCGCATAATAGGCGTTGGGCTCGTGATTCCATGATAAGCGAAGCTGCGAAGTATAACGCGGCTGTGCGTTCTTCGTGACCGGCATGGCCTCTATTGTGACCGGAGTGTAGGCAAGCGAATACTGATTGTGTGCCTGGTCGCTATTGTTTGTATGGAGAAAAGACCCGCCGTAGACATACTTCACCGTTGCGGACTTTCCATTCGCATCTAGCGCGTAGGACGTTGGAAGCGGCGCAATATACTGGCGCTGCCATCCTTCCGGATTGTTGGTCCAAGTAGCGTTATTTGGAAGAGGAGGAGATGGTTCAGTGTATGTCGGTGCGACCGCTAACCATCCAAGGAGAGAACTCGATTGCAGAAATTTAAACCGCTGGCTCGTATCCGAGGCTATATTCAGCCCGCACGTAATGATATACCTGTTGAAATCGCTGAACCATCGAACGAAGGGCCCGCTACAAGCTGCTGAAGTAGCCGCCGAGTTCATGACGGTGGTCGCGCTTGCTATCGTCGTGCTCCAGTTGGCCGCCGTGTTTACGTCTGGCGTCGTTGCAGATCCGACATACGCTTCGATGTTTGCCGCGACCTGGAAATTAGATCGCTTGTACACGCGAAAGAATGCCAGGTTCGAACCGGACGCTCCCTTGCCTGCGATCCAATAGGCATAGGCGTCCAAGCCATCGACAGGATTATCACAGACGCCGCCTTTGAATCCGTTGGCGCCTATGCATTCCACCCAAACTGCGGAGACTCCGAGATTTGTCTGGCCGCTTACTTCTACGGATCCGGCAACACCAGTAGTCGGTGCGTCTCCGTTCGCGTTCGCGGAACCTGAATTGTGCGCCGGGTTGTACCACGTTACTGCGGCGTCATCACTCTGCATGAAAGAAAAATCCTTCCAGTCCGCATTCTGGCAATACACGCCAGCGATGAGTGTATTTCCTTCGGCATGAGGAAACGCTCCTTTCCACGTATATCCGGCCTGAGTGCAAGATGCCGCGCTAGCTGCACCAAAGCTCGTCATCTGATTAAGGCTTGTCAAGGCGAATGAGGAATTGATACCCATAAAAAATAGATTGGAATTGTATGCGCCGGACACGCCCGTGCCATCATTCCCGTTGATGACGCAGGTTCCGTTTGTGAGACAGATCGGAATCATGCTGTCGCCGGTCGTATAGCTAGTCGGAAAGTTCGCATTGTTGTAGCTGCAGGTGTAGCCTTCGGTGCACCCCGCGCCGAGACCGATGCTCACCGGCACGCTGCCGCGCGAATCCATAGTCGCCGTCGTAGCCTGTGCTGACGCCGTTGTGCCGCCGCCACCCCCCGTCGAGATCGCGGCATTGGCAATGCAGAAGTACGTCGTCCTCGGAGCCAACTGAGCGATGATCAGCGTTTGCGGCGAAACACTCGCGTCGACCCATGGCGTGATGGACACCGTGTAGGCGCTGCCGTTGGTCGTTCCGCAGGCAATCTGCACAGATCCAAACGATCCTCCGGTAACCGTCATCGTGGCAGAGAGCGAGTTCGGGCTATTCGCCGTCAGACTGGTTAGCGTCACAGTCAGCGCGGCGCGAGAAGACAAAACAGAAAGTAAAAAGAGAATTAAAGTGCGCATTATGGCTCCACGTATCCACACACGCGGACGGTCAATGAACCGGCGCTGCCGGTCGATAGATTATTCGTGGTCGAAGTGAAAAAGGCTGACATCGTGTAGGAGGACAGGTTTGGATTGCCAAGCGTAGCGACCCAGAAATTATTGACTTGTTTTAGCGGAAACGTTGGGACAAGATCAGGCAGAGTGGTATTTCCGTGTTGCTGGAGAGAGACTGTGAGCGTTGGAAACGTGCCGGCGAATTGCGTTCCCTCATTCAAAACCGTTGCCGACGTGTACGCGAAGTTCGCCGGGATAATGAACAGATCCGATTCCTGTGTGAGCGCCGCGGCATTCACAAGAGAGAAAGCGATTACCGACTTTGCGCATGACACGCCGGCCACCGCCATGTAGAACGTCTGCACGCCGACGGGCGAAGCGGCCGCGGCGAGTACGTTTGTGGTCGCGGGCCCCGAAAGGCCCGCAAGTGATCCGCTGGAATTGTACTGGAGTTGACCGCTCGATCCGCCGATGGCAGGAGAAGGCCCGGTGGGGCCGGTCGGTCCGACAGCACCTGCTTGGCCAGCGGGTCCGCTGGGGCCAGTGGGGCCGGCGATTCCTTGTGGGCCCGTCGCCCCGGCGATGCCCGCTGGACCTGTTGGGCCGGTTGGACCTGCGGGCCCCGGGCTGCCGCCGCCGCCACCTCCTGTATTCGCACTCGCGCTAGTGCCCTTGTACCCGTAGACGACTACTTGCCCGGTGCCGGTTCCTGTCGCGCCCGTCACGTTGACGCGCACGTACTTCCCGTACGCGCGAAAGCTAGAACTGCCCATTACGCCATCGGCCAGCGGGTTGCTGCCGTCGGTCACGCAGGGAGGTTGCACCGTGCTACTGCAGATCGTATTTGTGACGTCGCTCCAGTTGGCATTGTCCGGCGACGTCTGGAACTTGACCGTCACGCTGGAAAATCCGGTTGTGGTGTAGGTTACGCGCCAGGCAACGCACGGAGCGACCGAGGACGAATTACTCTGTCCGGTCTGTGCAGAGACTGCGGTGAAAGCGAAAGAGGAAAAACAATCGTAGGGTGTTCCTTGTGAGTATGCGGCCACCCCGAAGCCGAAGAAAATCAACAATCGAACCAGCTTCATGCGTCCAAGTGTAAAATTATTCACCCAAAAACAAAACGGCGGGATTCTTTAAACCCCGCCGCCTGATAGTACTAAATCTCGATTTTTTTACGA